GACTGAAACACCGACTGAAACGCCAACAGCTACACCGACTGAAACACCGACTGAAACGCCAACAGCTACACCGACTGAAACACCGACTGAAACACCAACAGCTACACCGACTGAAACACCGACTGAAACGCCAACAGCTACACCGACTTTACCTGATGAAGGATTTTTGTTACAAGAGGATTATTTCATGATATTACAGGAGGACGGTTTCGGAATTTACATCGAGCCATTACAATTAACACCAACGGCAACACCAACAGTAACCCCAACACCATCAACAACACCGTCGTTGGTGACTTCAGGTCTAATTATACAGTTAGATGCATATACTTCGGAAAGTTACCCTGGTAGTGGAACTACTGTTGTAAACATGGTAACTCCAGGAACTTATGATCACACTCTTAATGGTGCAACATTTACAACACTGAATACTATCAAGTGTTTTGATTGTACGGCAGGTACTCAAAGGGTTGTTGTAAATGGAACTGGTCCTACATTACCCACCACAGGATACACATATATTACTTGGGCTAGATTAGAACCTAATCCAACATACTTTAGGACATTACTTTATACAAACTCACCCAAATATACACCAATTACAGTCCCTAATGGAACAGATACATTAGGATATTGGGATATCGCGTTCAGAAGTTCAGGATATGATTTATCAGGACAAACTAGTGTTTGGGTTCAATATGCGGTAGTGGGGACAAACTCGTCTCAAAGATTCTATATAAATGGTTCCGAGGTTGGAAGTCCAATTGCCTTTGGTGCGGGTGGAACAACGCATTGGGGTTGGGGTAATAATGATATTGTTCCTCAGGCTTGGGGATATGTTGCTAACATGTATTTCTACAATAGACAATTATCACTTTCTGAAATCACACAACAATATAATTTCTTGTTACCAAGATTCGTATAAACATATTTATAAAATAAAAACTAATGCCTAATTTACCAATATCACAATTGCCCGAATTAACAGCAATGACACCAAATGCGGAATTTGCTGTTACTCAAAATGGTACAACATATAGAGTTAAAAACAGCACATTAGCTCCATTCCCAACAGTTTATGGGTTATTTTCACAAACAGGAAACAGTGTCATAGTAAGTGCTACAACTGTCGAAACAACATTAATAGGTGGTGGTGTTGGAACTTTATCTGTTCCGGCAAATGGGTTTTCCGTTGGTGATAGTTTCAGAGCTGACTTTGCCGGTGTTTTTACCTGTGCTAATAATCAGACTATTAGGCTTAGAATAAAAGACGGATCTTTTATTTTAGCTGATAGCGGATTGCAACCAATAACAAATATAACTAACGCTGTTTGGTCTTTATCTATAAACTTTACTATTAGGCAAGTGGGTGTTGCTGGTGTCGCATCTATTGTCACATTAGGCACATTCAGATATTCTAAGACAGTAAATGGAACAATTGAAGGATTTTCTTTTAATGATGTAAATAATACAACCTTTGATACTACATTGAGTAATACTTTAGGTGTTACGGTTCAATGGGGTAGTGATAATGCAGGAAATAATATTTTCAGTGATATTTTTGTTTTAAACAAGATTTATTAAGAATAAGTTTAAGCTACAAAGTTTATTCTTTTTTATTTAAAAAATATAGCTAATGTGCTATATTTTGTATTATGAAAATTTTTATACAGGTAGCCTCATATCGTGATCCACAATTAATACTAACAATTAAAAGTGCTATTGAAAACGCTAAGTCCCCCGAAAACTTAGTTTTTTCTATTGCCAGGCAATTTCATCCTGATGATAAATTTGATGATTTATCAGAATACAAAAATGATGATAGGTTTAAAATTTTAAGCATACCATATGATGAAACGAAAGGGGTTTGTTGGGCCAGAAACTTGACTCAGCAACAATATGACGGTGAAAAATACACTCTACAGATAGATTCACATATGAGGTTTGCCCAAAATTGGGACGAAATTCTGATTGAAATGTTAGAAGACCTTATTTCTGATGGATATAAAAAGCCATTACTAACAACATATGTTCCATCATTTGATCCTGATAACGATCCTGGCGGTAGGGTAAATTCTCCTTGGAGAATGTCTTTTGATAGGTTTATCCCTGAAGGTGCCATTTTTTTCTTGCCTGAGACAATACCTAATTTTGAAAAATTAACAAAACCAGTTCCGGCTAGGTTTTATTCCGCTCATTTTTGTTTTACTTTAGGCCAATTCGCTGTTGAGGTTCAACATGACCCAAGATTTTATTTTCACGGTGAAGAAATATCTATCGCGGTTAGGGCTTTTACTCATGGTTATGATTTATTTCATCCACACAAAATTGTTATGTGGCATGAATATACTAGAAAGGGTAGGACTAAGCAATGGGATGACGATAAAACTTGGGGGGAAAAAAACAAAAACTCACACCTGTTAAACAGAAAATTGTTTAGTATGGATGGCGAAAAATATGATGAAGATCTATTTAGAGAGTTTGGTTTTGGTACGCAAAGAACATTAAGAGATTATGAAAAATATGCAGGTATATTGTTTGAAAAACGAGCAGTCCAGCAAGAAACTTTGGATAAAAGATATCCTCCAAACACATACAACTATAACTCAGAAGAAGAATGGAAAGATTCTTTTGCTAGCATATTTAAACATTGCATTGATCTATATAAAGATAGTGTACCTTATAAGGATTATGACTTTTGGGTTGTTGCATTTCATGACGACGATGGTAATACAATTATTAGGTTAGATGCAAACAAAGATGAGGTTACTAGAATAATGTCAAGTAAAGATAATTTTTACAAAATATGGCGTGAATTTCCAACGACACATAAACCTGCTTATTGGGTCGTATGGCCGCATTCTGAATCAAAAGGATGGTGTGAAAAAATAGAAGGTCGTTTATGAATTTAACTGTAGTAATTTGCCACTATAAAGAAAATTTAGACTGGGTTGAAAGATTAGTTCATAACCATGTTGTATATAATAAAAATCAAGAAAAAAGAGATTATTTTAAATATAATCTGGATAATTACGGATTTGACACTATTGCTTATATAACATACGTGGTTGATAACTATGATAGTTTGCCGGACTATATTTGTTTCTCGCAAGATAACCCATTTTATCACTGTGGTAACTTTTTAGAAAAAGTAAATAATTTTGATTTTAAAACAGAATACCTCCCTCTTGGGGCCACATATTTTAGAGATAATGCACAAATAATTGACAAATCAATCAATTACGCAAAAGAAATTGGTTTAGAAATAACACTGCCTATAAAATTTATAAACTCAGCACAATGTATTGTTAGCAAAAATTTAATTTTAAAAAACGATTTAGAATTGTATAAAAAAATATTAAATTCTTACCATAAAAATAAGGTGATAACTGATCTAAATTACACGATAGAATATCTGTGGCCATCAATCTTTCACTTTAATAATGAATTAAATATATCGTTAACAAATTGCCAATGAAAAAAGCATTAATAGGTTTATCTAATAATATAGAAAATAACTTTCAAAAAATAAAAAATTGGGCTTTAAGCTTTAAAGAACACTCTGATGCTGACATAATTTTATTATGTGCAAATTCAACAAATGATGACTTGCAAAAAGTCTTAAATTTAGGGGTAATAGCTATTCCCGTAGTAATAGAAGACACTTGGTTCATAAACCATAAAAGATTAATAAAAACTGCTGAATATATTAGAGATTGCAAATATGAATTAATCTTAATAACAGATGTTTTTGATGTTATTTTTCAATCAGATCCTTTTTCTAGATTAGATACATCTTACGATATCTTTGTTGGAGGCGAAGGAATACTTGTTAGTGACGAACCTTGGAACTCTGATAATATCAATAAGTTATTTCCTCAGGATTATGCCAAATGTACAAATACTGAAATTATTTGTTCAGGAGTTATCGCCGGTAAAAAAGAACCTTTGGTTGATTTGTTAATGAATATGTATGAGTTGTGCGAAAATTCATCAAATAATCACAATATAAAAGACCAGGCAGCACTAATTGTTTTGTTCTCTAAAAATCTAATTCCAAACATTAAGCTGATGACTCTAAATGATTGTTGGGCTGTTCATTGTGCTGTCGCCGGACCTACTCAATTTTTCGAAGCTTGGGGCTTTAAACAAAAATTAAGATATAAAATTCCTCATCTTAAAGACGGTAAAATTTATTCTGACGAAAAAACGTTTGATATTGTTCACCAATTTAATAGGATCCCAGAATGGAATGAAATATTAACTAAAAAATATGAATAATACTTGTTACGGTGCTTGCTTTACACCTGAGACATATAAAGCTTACATTGATTGGTGGAGTAATTTCCCAAAAGAAAAAAAATTAAATATTATCTTAGATAATTCTAGACTGCAAAATATAGAATATGAGTCTTTTCAATATACCGAAAATGATATAAGGTATAACTTTAATTTTAAGCACGGTGTTAGTCGTGGCCACTACTGGAATCATCATGGTAATCGCAATATCATTTGGTTTTATGCTTATTTAAGGATGATTAACTTTTATATTAAGAATAAAGATTATGATTATTATTGGTTTTTTGATGATGACGTATACTGTAACAACTGGGATTTATTTCTTTCCGGGTTTGAAAATGACAATACTGACTTCTTGAGCTATTTTCTCTTTAAAAACAAAGATGTTTTAGCATACAATAATGTACCTATGGTAGATAATAAAATGCATTCAGGGGGAGACTGGTTTTCTAGGTTTCCTGGGCATACAGATACATTAGAACCAAATAGCACACAATTATTCGGATCTTTTTTTGCTATTATTAGATTTTCTAATAAGGCATTAGAACATATTGTTAATTTAACAGAAAAAGATTATTTTGGTTACGGTGAAGGCTTTGTTCCAACATCATTAGCGAATGTCAATATGTCTATGGGATCCATATTTAATCCTGATAATACATCAAATTATTTTGATGTTAATAAAGTAAATGTAACACATAAAAATCAAAAAATAACTTGGGAATGGCTATGAATAAACCTGTAATTGTTACAGCATTATATGATATTGGAAGAGATAACTGGGATAATTTTAAAATGTCTTACCATACGTACTGTTGGTGGATGCGTAATACATTATCCATCGATAATAATATAGTTATATATACAGAAGAAAAATTTGTAAATGATATCGAAACGTATAGAAAAGAGTTTGACCCACAATTAGTAAAAACTAAAATTATTGTAAATGATTTAAAAGATCTTGATGCGTATGTAATTCACTACAATAAATTAAATGCATTAATGAATGATTCATTGTTCAAATCTAAAGTTAGCTTTCCAGATGTACCTGAAATGTGTAAGCCATTATATAATATTATAATGTTCAATAAGATATATTTTATACATGAGGCAATAAAAAATAATTATTTCGAAAATGATTGTGTTATATGGGCCGATGCTGGGGGATTAAGAGAGGATGTTGATCATTATAGAGGTAGTAATTGGCCTAACTTAGATAAGTTATCTAATATGCCTGAAAAAATAATATTTTTTAGTCATAATAACGATTTCACAATACATGATAAAGAATTTTATTCTATGTCTCAAATACGTAATTTACAAGGCACTTGTTTTATTGTGCCATCAAAATATATATCATTTCTAATAGAAGAGTTTAATAAAGCTGTTGAATCGTCTATTTTATCTGGATTTATTGGTAGTGATGAAAAAATGTTCGATATTTGCTACATAGAAAATAAAGATATGTTTTATCTTATAAAATCTTCATGGCGAGAATATTTTGATATTTTAAAATAAAAACGTATGATATTTATATCATATGGAATTTTTTATAAAAAAAAATGCGACATTACCATTATTAGTCATGCAAGTTATTAAGCATGACAAATATGACCATGATGAATTTATGAATATGATTGAAACGTCAACCATATTATTCACAATGGTGAATGTCGACACAGGCGTGCCCAAGATATCATCAAAGGCAGCTAGTTTTGTTTCAAAGACCAACGTTGATAATAATTCACCTATAGAATATTATATATATTATAAATTTAATAAAAAAGAAACCAGTAAAATTGGCCGATATGAAGGTCAATTTTTATTAAAAAATTCTAATGGAGAATTAATTGTACCAATAAGCGATAAATTATTTATAAATATACAAGATAGTTTTATAACAGATAATCCATGTTGTTAGTATTTTATTACTATTTATGATATTTATATTAAAAAAACAATAGAAACGAAATGGCAAATTCTCGTAAATATTCACTAACAAATACAGGTTCAACTCTTTTATACTTTAGTTATGTTAGAAGCTCAGATCAAATGGTGTTTGATCAAGTATGCCTTAATCCTGGCGAAACTAAAAACATTTGGTTTATTGATAATACATTTAAAACTGCAAATCAATTAAGTGATTTTGTCATTGTTGATTACGGACCTTTCCCGACAACGCCAACACCAACGGTCAGTCCAACTCCAACAGCGACACCAACGGCAACGCCAACACCAACGGTTAGTCCAACTCCAACAGCAACACCAACGGAAACGCCAACACCAACGGTCAGTCCAACTCCAACAGCTACGCCTACGGAAACTCCAACAGCTACGCCTACAGAAACTCCAACAGCTACGCCTACGGAAACTCCAACAGCTACGCCTACGGAAACTCCAACAGCTACGCCTACAGGAACTCCAACACCAACACCTACACCAACGCCATAATTTTTATGGCATAAAAAATAAAAAAAAAGAATTGGCTAGTGTCAATTCTTTTTTTTTATATATTTATTTGTTATGAAATTACTTAATATTTTAAATACTCTGTTATTAGAAGACGCTAGTAAAACTAAACCTGGTGATGTTACCATAGAGGTTACTTTTACTGAACACCAGAGTGTTGATCGTCAAGGTGTTATTAGTTATAATGAAATCTTACAAAAAGCCAAGTTAAATAAAGATAAAGTTGAAAGAATAGAAATTAGGCCCGGTATTTATGATACTAGAAAATTATTACCAAGTAAAGCCGGTGTACCTAATAATAAGTTAAAAGAAATTATTTTAGATAATGAGGAAGAATTCGCTAGACAGTATTTAAGATTTACTGTTGGTAGAGATAAGATCATACCAAAAGACAGATACATTAAATTTTATTGTGTGTATTATGACAAAAATTTAGAGTTATTTTTAGATTTTATAGTTAGATTTGTGGCTAAAAATCATGAAAGAACTGATATTGTGGCTGAAATTATAACTTCAGCTTTCTCATATTCTGGTACATATTTTGATCATCGTAGAACATTCGAAGGGGCTGACGTTTATTATTTGATAAATAGAAATGAGACAATGAATAACTATACTAGATTTAAATTCCCAAATCAGATAAACCCAAAAACAACCATAAAAATAGCCTCATCTTGACAATACAGACCTATTCAATTATTGATTTACGGTTATTAACCGTTTAAACTATTAATTATGGTCAGTCAAGAAGATGTTAAGAAATTTTTGGAAGGAAATGATGATGAAGAATTTATTGTATCAGTAGAATTTGACTATAAAACAAATTCAATTTACAAAATTAAGGAAGATCCTAAAAAAGGTAAAATTGTTGTAAAAGATAGTTTTGTACCTTTTGCTTGGGTTGGCAATTTAAAAAACGCTAATTTCTATAAATCTTCAAAAGAAGAACAGAAAAAAGCAATTTCTGAGCATGGTATTATAATTGAAAAGCTAAGAACGGATAACGAGCCTAGATTGGAATCCGGACTAAAGTATATTGTAAAATCTACTAAGGGATATAGGCATCTAATTCAATTCTTTAAAGAGGGCGGGATAAACCCCTGGAAAAGTGACGAAGTTATGATGTTATCTGCTGAAGAGCAGTATTTGATTTCAAAGGAAAAAAGGCTATTTAAAGGATTCGAGGAATATGAAGATGTGACCAGGTTGGTATTTGACTTGGAAACTACCGCATTGGAACCAAAAGATGGTCGTATATTCATGATAGGTATAAAAACCAATAAAGGGTTTAAAAAAGTTATTGAATGTTCTGATGAAGCTAGTGAGAAAAATGGTATAATTGAATTTTTCAATATTATAGACGAAATTAAACCTTCTATTATTGGTGGATATTACTCATCAAACTTTGACTGGAAATGGATTGTAGAAAGAGCTAAAATACTAGGTGTTAGTATTAAACAATCTTGTCGGGCATTACATCCAGATATGACATTATCTGTCAGCGAAAAAAACCTCAAATTGGGTAATGAAATCGAACCTTATAACCAATATACCTTATGGGGTTACAGTATAATTGATATTAACCATTCGGTAAGAAGGGCACAAGCTATTAATTCAGATATTAAAAGTTCTGGTCTTAAATATATTACAAAATATATTGATGCTGAAGCAAAAGATCGTGTCTACATTAATCATGAAGATATTGGTAGGATATATAATGAGAAAAAAGAATATTGGCTAAATACTACAAATGGTAACTATAAACTAGTTGGTGATCCTAAGTATCAGGATTTAGATATAAAGTTTCCTGGTGTTTATGTTAAAGTCACTGGTGATAATTTGGTTGAGAGATATCTTGATGACGACTTGGAAGAAACATTGTTGGTCGATGATGAATTTAGTCAAGCATCATTTTTGCTTGCAAAGTTAGTTCCGTCCACATACGAGAAACTTTACACTATGGGTACGGCTTCTTTATGGAAGCTACTTATGCTTGCATGGTCGTACAAAAACAAACTAGCTATCCCCGCTAGAATGGAAAAAAAACCATTTGTTGGTGGCTTATCAAGATTATTGAAGGTTGGTTACTCTAAAAACGTATTAAAACTCGATTTTAGCTCCCTTTATCCGTCAATACAGCTAGTGCATAACATATTCCCAAAGTGTGATATAACCCACGCAATGAAGGCTATGTTGAAGTATTTCCGAGATACCCGTATAAAATACAAAGAATTATCGGGATCTTATGCAAAAACAGACGCTAAAAAATCTTTGTCATACGACAGAAAGCAGTTGCCAATCAAAATTTTTATTAACTCATTATTTGGTGGATTGAGTGCCCCTCACGTATTTCCTTGGGGTGATATGGATTGTGGTGAACAGATCACATGTACAGGGAGGCAATATCTTAGGATGATGATAAAATTCTTTATGAAGAAAGGATATGTACCTCTAGTTATGGATACCGATGGTGTGAACTTTTCTAAACCTGATGATGTTGATAGTAGAGTTTATGTAGGTAAAGGTTTGAATTGGAAAGTAAAAAGAGATAAGGTATATACTGGTGATAATGCCGATGTTGCTGAGTTTAACGACTTATTTATGCGCGGTGAAATGGCTTTGGATACAGATGGAACTTGGCCAGCGTGTATCAATCTAGCTAGAAAGAATTACGCTGTTATGGATTACAAAAACAAGATAAAGCTAACTGGGAATACGATAAAATCTAAAAAATTGCCGCTTTATATTGAAAACTTTTTAGATAAAGGTGTTACTTTACTTCTTAAGGGTGAAGGTAAAGAATTTATTGAGTGGTATTACGAATATGTTCAAAAGATTTGGGATAAAAAGATACCTTTAAAAGAGATTGCTCAGAGAGCAAAAGTAAAGTTAAGTATTGAAGATTATTTGAAACGCTCGACAATGACAAACAAGGCTGGAAATACCATGAGTAAGATGGCTCATATGGAATTAGCTATATATAATAATATCTCGGTAAACCTTGGTGATGTGATTTATTATGTAAATAATGGTACAAAACCTTCTCATGGTGATGTTGTTAAAGTTAGTAACAAAAAAAACCCTGAAGAATCTGGCATTAAAATAAATTGTTACATGTTAAATAAAGATGATATTGAAAATAATCCAGACATGTTAGGTGAATATAATGTGCTAAAAGCGATATCAGTCCTAAATACACGTATTGAGCCACTATTAGTTGTATTCAAATCAGATGTTAGAGATACGCTATTGGTTAATGATCCGGCTAATAGGATGTTTTATACCAATTCACAATGTGAACTAATAAATGGCCAGCCTTTTGAACCTAAAGATCAAGATACTCTAGAAGAGGTAATGACACCATCAAATCTAGAATTAGATTTCTGGGCAAGGGTTGATGTAAATTTGGACTATATGTATGAGTTAGCTTCCGATGATTGGAAATCATTCGTATAAAAAAAATGGGCGATTTATTCGCCCATTTTTAATCCATCAGAACTAATAATATACCAATTTCCAGAGCAAAATGCGAACTCTACACAAGAACCTTTATCGAGTAGTATTTCATCAAAATCCTCATCAATTTTACCTACATTAGGTATTATTAATACCTGGCTTAAAGCTTTAATTGAAATCTTATCTGTTGTTGAGCCATCTAATATAATTTTAGTTGGCTCATTATTTTTTACAATAACTATACCCTCACCTCTAGTCCTAAACTGTTGTTCTGAAACAATTGCGATTTCTGAGGTTGTTATTAACTTTCCATGTATTATTCGTTCTGATGGTATATTTCTAATAATTGCCATATTAAATTACATATATTTGTCTTTGCATTGGCCTATATTTTAATGATCTATTTAGATTTTCGGCAATAGATGCCTCTCTTTCCATCATTTTTTCCGGCCTTAATCTTTCTAATTTTTGAGTTAATTCCTCTATTAGTTTACTTCTTTCATCTCTTCCTTCTGTAAGTAATTTATCATAGTCCAATGTCAATTCTGTATCTGGAGTTTTTAATGATCCGCTATATTTACCTCTAACTCTACCTAATGTTTCTTTACATAATCCGATAAAATACCTTCTAACCCACTGTTGAGATGGATTATTAAGATCTTCCCACGACATTTCATCTATAGGTACGTCTGACGGTAATTTAACAATGTCTGGATTTGATTTTAAACAACTGTCTCTATCTTTACCGTCAACATCATAATACCAGTACCATACTTTTCCATTATAGAAGTTAGAGCTACCAAAATCGAATTTACCTCCAGGTGTATTCATTAAATGGACCATCTTTTTACCGTCAGGTAGTGCGGTGATTCTATACGTTAAATCTGAAGCTATAATTCTTCTTTGTATATTTATTTCCTGCATTCTCAATAACATATCAAATGCTGGCATTAGGAAATATGATCCACTATATCCTATTTGTGAATATCCCCCAGGTCCGCCAAGGCCTGGCCCCCCCATAACACCGAATGACCAAGGATCGAAAAGGATATTAGTTAACTCAGCCGGAGTAAACCATAACAATTCATTAATTTCTCTTCCCGCAGGTATTTCGTATAATTGTTGATTCCGTTTTAATTCGATAAAGTCTTTTTTTAATTCCCAATCACCACCGGCTTGTAATCCTACGATCTTAGAATAGGCATAGGTGTATCTAGTCTCATAATCAATGCTTCTGGATATGAAAGCTCTAGATAAAGATTGTTCGTCAAGATTAAGATTTTGTAGTGCTGCCCACTGTGACTCTATTAACCAATCTTGTACGTACTGAGAGTAATCTCCAATGGCTAGTTCCATTAGAGAATCCATCATTTCATCTTCTAATTCAATACTACGTAATGGAAATCCAAGTAAGTGTTTTATTCGAGTATATAAAGTTGTTCTTTGTGGTTCAGAAATTCCAGCCATAATTTGTCTATTATAGACAATAAATATTTAGTATATTATTATTTTTCTGCGTCTATTTCTAATGTCGCTAGGCCTTCTATAGTTTTCATTGACTTTTTGACCAGTTTTAAGTAAAAAAACATCTTCAACAAAATCCCAATCAACTACTTTCCAAAAGTTTTTAATATACATGTCTCTTCTATTTTTATATTTTAAATAGTAAGCATGTTCCCATAAATCTAGCCCAAGTAACGGATACCCTTGTTCTTCAGATGTATCCATAAGGGGATTATCTTGATTTGTTGTGGTGACTATTTTAAGTTTTTTGTCATCATTAATTATTAACCAAACCCAACCAGATCCAAATTTTGATTTTGCCTCAGCATTAAACACTTTCTTTAATTCACCTAATGACCCGAATTCTTTTTCAATTGCTTTTAAAATGATACTACCAGGTTTTTTTTCTGTGGGGCTTAGCATCTTCCAAAATAATGCGTGATTAAATGCACCACCAGCGTTATTCCTGATATTATCATCATATTTTTTTATGTTTTTAACAATATCTTCCAATTTAACATCATCAACATTTTTTTCAGATAGGGCAAGATTAAGTTTTTCAACATATCCTTTGTAATGTTTATTATAATGAACATTCATAGTTTCTGGATCTATGAATTTTTTAAGTGATGTATATGCGTAAGGTAATTTATCTATACCGATTTTTTTCATCTCATTAATAAAAAATTTTTTATGTTCGTAAACTAACAATTCTCTTTTTAATTGTCTTAACTCTAATAATAACTTTTCCATAACCTATAGTATTTATATTATTATTATAAATACAATATGAAAGTTATTTTAACAGAAAATCAACTAAGATATCTATTGGAATTAAGTGCCGATGATGTTTTTACTTTATTGATGTACAATACTGAGATATTAGATTGTCATCGATATAATGATTATGAGTTGTGTTTACTTAGTAATCCTAACATTTTTGAATATCCACAAATAGCATTAACGTATAAGAATCAATCAATATTAAATGTTGCTGATAAAGACGAGGTTTTAAATACTGATAACACATTAATCACAGTATTTAGAAAATATTTTGTAAAAATAATAAAAAAATGGTTGGTAAAATACGATAAACTTTTTGTTGCATCACCTTCATTAAGGAAAACAAAAATTTATGCGAGAGTATTAAATAATTTTTTTGATTTGAACCCAGTTAAAAGTTATAAATTCAATAATGCTGTAGCTTACTATACAGTTATTTATGGATCTAAATAACTTATTTTTATACCTTTGAATTAATTACCTCCATAACTTTTTCTGCCCCCATATCAATATTATCCCCCATTACGGTTTCGAATATGTATTTTTTATTTAGAAGTATATCGTATACTGCACCTTCAATTGTATTTTCAAATATCGGATAGTATACTGACACACTAAAATTTTGTCCGTATCTATGTGCCCTATCTTCAGCCTGTAAGTGATGGGCCGGGACAAAAGATAGATCATTCATTATCACAGCTTCTGCTGCTGTTAATGTAATACCTGCACCTGCTGCAATTAGATTACCAACAAATACTTCAATTTTTTCATTATTTTGGAAATCGTCAACAGCTTTTTGTCTTTTATTTTGGTTACAACTTCCATCAATATAAACGCATTTTTTGTCAAAGTGTGAAACAAAGGATTGTAATACACTTGTAAAGTTGGTAAAAATTATTACTTTTTTGTTTTGGGCCAATATAGCTTCGGCTAGTTCGATAGAGTATTCTACCTTCTCTTGTGCAATAACTTGCCTAACCTTCATCAATTTATTAAATTGTACAGTCAACGATGAAGACTCCTTTGGATTTTTTTTATACCAGTCATAGTATTCGCCCATTAGTTCTTCATAATTTTTTGATGAAAGTCTGAGGTATGTTGGTGTTATTATTTTTTCCGGTAGATCTAATACGCTTTCTTTTAGTCTTCTAAGGATCTGTCTTGAAGTCCTATCTTTAAGTTCTTCCAGGTTAGAAGCTCCGGATGTATTCCATACCTTTCTTTTACCGGCAAAAAATTGATACCCTTGGCAATATCTAATAACGTATGCTACCCAATTGCTAGCAACAGGAGATTCCACTAAATTAAGTAGGTTAAAATAGTTTATCGGTCTTGACGTTATCGGAGTACCAGTTAACAGCCAAACTCTGGTAATTTTTTTTGCAAAGCTATTAATTAGCTTTGTTCTTAATGCTTGTGCATTAGATAGAAAGTGTGCTTCATCGATGATTACCAGATCAAAATTTGTGTCTAGTATTTTGCTTTCCGCATTTTTTTCGATTGAATGAAAGTTTTTTACAATGTCATAATTCATTATGACAAAATCATGATCTTTAGAGTATTTTTTACCTTCACAAATAAAAATATCTCTATCAGAGTAATTTCGTATTTCTCTTTCCCAGTTAACCTTTAGTGAGGCAGGGCATATGATCAATATTTTTTTAGCCCCAGTTTCTAATGCGGCGATAATTGTTGATGTTGTTTTACCTAAACCCATTTCATCTGCCAAAATAAATTTATTATTTGATAATAAATGAGTAATGGCTTCTTTTTGATGCTCTAATGGGGGCCTGTTAGAATATTTTGAATAATCTACATCAACAGGTTTATTTGTAGACTTAATGATCGCTGATTTAGGCACCCATATGCCACCTAATTCTTCGTTATCAAAGAATTTACCCCAGATGTGATATGACTTATCTTTCTCAACTAATAATTTCTCCACCCAAAGTTTGGTAGGCGTTTCAATAAGACCTTTATCTTTTGCAATTTTATCTGAAAAATATGTATCTAAATCTACCCACTTCCTAGCAACCTTAGGAGTAATATCATTATAGTTTATAATATATTCGGCTTGTGCTCTTGTCGGATAAAATTTTTTATTATGGTTTAATTTAAATTTTAATTCCAAGAGGTAGTTATTAGAACCGTTGTAATTTTCAAGTATAGAAATCGCCTTCGATTCTAACGGAACAGTATTAGTCATTAAATTTACAAGATTGTCATAGATTTATATGTGTTTAAAGGTAAACAATGTAACAATAATAATATAAATTAATATATTTATCAATATGCAAGATCCTAAAGTACCTATTGGTAGATTACAAAAATTTTTCAAACCAAATGACTACTCATTAGAAATTGAAATGGGGAAAGAATGGCTTCATGGTGACATGAATTTTACATTAGTTTTGTATCGAATTGATAGGTATAAAACTAAGACAGATGATGTATATGGTGAGACGGTTACAGGTGGAGTTAAATATATGGCCCCAGTTGAATTTAAAGGATTAGTTAGGGTAGAATCTCCAGACAACAAATATATTGCAAGCAAAACCGGATTAGATCAGCTAGAACCTGGTAATATAACGGTTTCTGTTTATCAATCTGATCTGGATGAATTAGAAGTTGATATTAATTATGGTGATTATATTGGCTATTATGAGACAGAAACCAGAGTTAGGTATTATGTTGTTAATAATGATGGTAGAGTTGTTTCAGATAATAAACACACATATGGGGGTTATAAACCATTCTATAGAACTATAAAAGCTTCTCCTGTTAGCAGAAACGAGTTTAACGGTATTTAACCTAAAAAATAGTATTAATCATGGGGTTTCCAAAAAAAATAAAGAAAACGATTAATTTAACATATGAGAGGACTTTATATCCAAGACGTGTTGAACTATTAGAACGGATCAACAAAGACGGAACTTTCTTACCTAAATCTGTGCTTCATGCAGATTTAGATAGAGGTGTGTTAGACTTTGTTAAGTCCAACCTTGAAGTTTTTGTTGATGGAATCAAAGTTCCAATTGTTGATATTATAATGACAACACAAAACTGGTCCCAGTTTACAGAAACTTGGAATTTTCAAGATATAGACAAAAACGTTGCCCCTCCATTTATGACTTTGGTAAGAATGCCTGAAGTTAAATATGGCTCTAACCCTGCAATATATAATATTCCAGATAGAAAACAATTTTATTACGCATCAGTACCTAGTTATGATGGTAACCGGCTTAATGTTAATGTATATTCCATACCGCAGCCGGTACCTGTAGATATAAAGTATAGTTTGAAATTTATATGTAATAGGATTAGGGAATTAAACATGTTAAATAAAAATGTATTACAAACATTTACATCTAGACAAGCATATACTCAGGTAAATGGACATTACATTCCTTTGATTTTGGATGCGGTATCTGATGAGTCTGTACTTGAGATTGAAAAAAGAAAATATTACATCCAAAATTACGATTTTACATTATTAGGGTTTCTAATTGATGAGGAAGAATTTCAAGTAAAACCGGCGGTTGAACGTACTTTTCAATTATTTGAAATTGACACAACAAGTAGACGCCGATCTTTACAGCAAAAGATAGAAAACCCGGATAGCTATAATATTACGTTTGATTTTGCATCAGGATCTACTAGTGAATCAAAAACTTTATATGATAGAATAGACCTTGAACAAATACAAGTAGATAATATATCATCTTATGAGGTATATATAAATGATGACTTTTACGGGGTTGACTTAGTTTCAATAAAACTAAATCATAATGATACATTAAGAATAGACTGTGTAAAACAGTCACCAGGGTTAGAATCCAAAATACTATTCAGAGCCACAATGGTTTGATCAAAACAGAATATTATGCCATAATAGTAATAACTTTTTATTTGTAAATGATTTTGCAATAAAAAGAAATATTTATTATAAAATAAAATAAATATTAAAGAAAAAAAATGGCGACAAATAGTAAAGTTTTCGTTTCCCCTGGCGTTTACACAACAGAAACTGATTTAAGTTTCGTTTCGCAAAGTGTTGGTGTAACAACTTTAGGTATTGTTGGTGAGACTTTGAAAGGCCCGGCATTCGAACCTATATTCATAACAAATTATAGTGAATTTGAAACTTATTTTGGCGGAACTAGCCCTGAAAAATTTGTAAACACACAAATACCGAAGTATGAATCAGCATATATAGCAAAGTCATACTTACAGCAATCTAACCAATTATTTATGACAAGAGTTTTAGGCTTGTCAGGATATGATGCGGGGCCATCATGGTCGATAGTTGCAATTTCAAATGTAGATACCACAACAGTAGGTTTTGAAGATGGTACAGGAAATGCTGTAACATTCACAGTTAATTTCTCTGGATGTAATACAGGCCTATCTGCAATTGAATTTTCCGGATCATTCCCATCTGAAATTGAGAATATATTGACAAAAAATTATACGCAGTATAATGGGGGTATTTCCACATTATCTGATGATATTAAAAATCAAATTTTAAACATTTTTAATCAGAATTCGTTAAGTGGTACATCCATAAATTATTTTGGTACTATACCATCAAGTGATTATTACAGTGTTTTTGCAACATATACCGCAGAAACAAATGTATTTAACGTATCTAACGTTAACAGTTTCAATGCTGATTATACTAATCCAATAAATGATGCTTGGTATTATGCATTATTTGAAAATACTAGTGGGGAAACATATGATGGGTTTTCTTTTTACACAACAATAAGTAATTTAACACAAACAACTTCAGGTTGCTATACTGGTACTGTATCAGGTAAATTATACACATATACCGGATCTACATACTGCGGGTACAATAATATTGTATTGGCAACATTAAGATCTAGAGGTACTACTGTTTATTCGTCAACACAACATGGTCCACAATACGAAGTTAGTAATTTAAATAACGTTGTTTTAGATTTTACAGGGTCATACGAAGATGCACTAAAAAATCCATACGCACCGTTTGCTATTAATATAACAAATGATGACGGTGACACATTTATATTTAAAACTAGTCTACAATCATCAGATCCAACATACTTAAACAAAGTATTTGGCTCAACAAATTTCTCTAAACCTAAAAATGAAGTACCTTTATTTGTTGAAGAATCATTCTTGAACTTATTAAATTATGGATATAAAAAAGGTTATATTAGAGGCATAAGACAAACTTTAACATCATTACCTAGTGCTGTAAATGATGACACAACGAGCATTGCTAATTATTTAGAGCAATATCAATCAGCTATGTCTCCTTGGGTTGTGTCAGAATTAAGAGGTAGTACTGTATATAAGTTGTTTAGATTTATCACAATATCTGATGGTAATAGTGCAAATATGCAAGTAAAAATATCAATTGCAAATATGTCATTTAATAATGGCACATTTGATGTTTTGGTTAGAGATTACTATGACACAGATAATTCTCCGGTTGTATTAGAAAAATTCACTAATTGCAATATGGATCCTAATACAAATAGTTTTATAGCTAAAAAAATAGGTAGCCATGATGGTGAGTATGCTCTATTGTCAAAATTCGTTATGGTTGAAATGAATGAGGATGCACCTATAGATGCACTTCCTTGTGGATTTGAGGGTTATAAATTTAGACAATACGCATCTGATTTACCTCCGTTCCCAGTTATTAAAACAAAATATTTTGAAGCTGGAGAGGTAATATTTAACCCACCGTTTAATTTGTCAAGTGGTGTGGATAATAAAAATATAAGTTCAGGTGAAAATCCTAGGAGAGTTTACTTAGGTATCTCTAATACTTTAGGGTATGATGCTGATTTCTTTGAATACGTTGGTAAGCAAAACTTAGGAACAACTTGCATTCCTGTATTACAAGATTGGCCCTATATGTCTAGGGGCTTCCATATGGACTCAGGAGCGACGATCGTAACTATTTCGAATGAGTATGCCACTTCAGGAGAAAGTGCCTTCTACGTGGGCGTTTCGGACTTTAGAAACGATCCTAGCAGTGAAGAGAATGCTTACTATCGTACATATGCTAGAAAATTCACAATGCTTGTGGCTGGAGGCTTTGATGGTTGGGATGTATATTCTGAATCGAGAGCGAATGGTGATAGGTTTAGAATAGGTGCATCAGGATATCTTGCAGGTGCTTGTGTCTCAGACAGATTCCCAACAGCAAATGGTAACGGATTTTTCAAAATAATAACAGTAGGTGATAACACTAAAGATTGGGCGAATACTGATTATTATGCATACTTATTAGGTCAAAAAACATTTAATAATCCAGAGTCTGTTAACATAAACGTATTTGTAACACCAGGTATTGATTATGTAAACAATAGTAACTTAGTTGAGTCAGCGATTGAAATGATTGAGTTTGAGCGTGCGGATTCTTTATATATTTGTACGACACCTGATTACGATATGTTTGTACCATCAACAACTAATACTTTAAATATGATCTACCCTCAAGAGGCCGTTGATAATTTAGAGAATAGTGGTATTGACTCAAACTATACAGCAACATATTATCCTTGGGTTTTAACCAGAGATACTGTAAATAATACACAAATCTACATTCCGGCAACGGCTGAAGTAACTAGAAATTTAGCTCTAACAGATAATATCTCGTTCCCTTGGTTTGCGTCAGCAGGTTATACTAGAGGTTTGGTTAATTCTATAAAAGCTAGACGTAAGCTTACTCAAGAAGATAGAGATACATTATATCAAGGCAGAATAAACCCTATTGCAACTTTTTCAGATGTAGGTACTGTTATTTTTGGTAATAAAACACTACAAATAAGAGAAAGTGCTTTAGATAGAATTAACGTTAGAAGATTGTTATTACAAGCACGTAAATTAATATCTGCGGTTGCTATTAGATTATTATTCGAACAGAACGATGCTAAAGTTAGACAAGATTTCTTAGATACTGTTAACCCAATATTGGACGCTATTAGAAGAGATCGTGGTTTATATGACTTCAGAGTTACAGTTTCTTCATCTCCAGAAGATTTAGATAGAAACCAGTTAGTCGGTAAAATTTATATAAAACCAACAAAAGCTTTAGAATTCATTGACATTGAATTTTTAATAACTCCTACCGGAGCATCTTTTGAAAACATTTAAAATAAAAAGCCCCTCAAATTTTGAGGGGCTTTTTTATCTATTATCAATATAAATTATAACTTCATTGTAATATTCGATGAAGTGATCAGACCATAAGTCCCATTTTATATCTACCCCATCAACAGAAAATATATTATATTTTTCTGGGTTAAATTTTATTAAAATATTATCCCTAAAATATTTAAATTTATCTTTATTTTCTTTATAAGATAAATGCCATTCTCCCGATATTTTTTTTACGTTATTTTTTATCCAATCTAAATTTTCTAGTGTAAAAATATCGTATTCACAATTTTCACAATCACATTTTAAAAAGTCTATTTTATTTATGTTATATAAATTTATTGCTTCCATAAATGATATTCCACAAATATCTGTGTAATCAAAATCGTTTATAATCCAGTCCATTTTAAAGAATCCATCATTATTAGTTATAGATTTATTAATTTGTGTAACTGGGCCGTGTTTTGTGTTTTTAACTAGAGTTAAAAACTCTTCAAAAACAGGTTCAAAGCAAAACACGTGTTTTGGTTTTTTATTCAAAATAGAATATGTAAATGGACCAAGGCTTGCTCCGATATCAAAAACAACATCATTTTCTTCAACTTCAAAAAATTTCTCATAAATATTGTTATTGAATATTTCATTATATACGTGCTCTTTAAAACCATCGTATATTTTAGGTTCCCATATAAATTTGTCGATATTATTCATTTTTTATGATATTTATATTTAAATATTTAATTTATGCTTATTAAAAGAAGATTAAATGAAGGTTTTAATGATGAAGGCACTCCAGATTTAAAATATTATGCTTTTGACTGGGATGATAATATACTAACTATGTCAACAAAAATTATTGTTAAAAACGACAATGGCGAAAATGTTGGAATGACAACAGAAGATTTTGCAACATACAGAACAAGAATTGGTTCTGAAGAATTTGAATATGACGACAACATAATTGTTGATTTTAGCGATGACCCTTTTGTTAACTTTGGAGTTAAAGGTGATAGAAAATTTATTATTGACTGTATGATAGCAGAACCTGGGCCATCATGGGATGACTTCGTTGAATGTATAAATAACGGTTCTGTTTTTGCAATCATTACAGCCAGAGGTCATACACCGTCAGCAATTAAAGAAGCGGTGTTTAACCTAATTAAAGGTAATGTAAAAGGAATTAATAAGAAAGAGTTGGTAAAAAATTTAAAAAAATTTAGAGACTTTATGGATGAAGAAGCATTAAGTGTAGATAGATTAATAAAGGAATATTTAGATTTATGCAGATTTTACCCGGTTACATATAACAAACCTAAAAACGCATCAAATCCAGAACAAGATAAAGTTATCGCGTTGAAGGAATTCGTAAATTACATAAAAGAATTATCCGCAGGGATACACAAAAAAATATTCTTGAAAAAGAATATTAGAAATTTCTTTTTACCAACAATAGGGTTTTCGGACGATGATATAAGGAATGTTAATGTAATGAAGAAAGCATTTGAAAATGAACCATCAGTAACATCATATTTAACAGCAAAAGGTAAAAAAACAAAATATTAAATATTTATTTAGTAAGTAAAATATAATATATAGAAATAATTATTTAATAAATAATATATTATATATAATTAATATTATAATACTTAAGTGTTAATATATATATGTAATTTTACGAAGAAAAAAACAAAAGTAAATAGAAAAATTTTTTTCTTATAAATATTTATAGTAAAATCTAAAAAAACAAAATAGAAGAACATGGCTGATTTATTAATGAAAATGCCGATACCTTATGAGCCAAAACGTCAGAATAGATTTATTTTGAGGTTTCCATCGTCATTAGGTATAAATGAATGGTTTGTTGAAACTGCAAAAAGACCAAGTATTAAAATAAATGCAACAGAAATTCCATTTTTGAATACTTCAACTTATGTTGCAGGTAGATTCAACTGGAATGAAATCTCTGTCAAATTTAGAGATCCAATTGGACCTTCAGCATCTCAAGCATTGATGGAGTGGGTTAGGCTACATGCTGAATCAGTTACTGGTAGGATGGGATATGCCGCAGGTTATAAAAAGAATGTTGATCTTGAAATGTTAGATCCAACAGGTGTTGTTGTTGAAAAATGGATACTAGAAGGTACTTTCCTAAGTAGTGTTGATTTTGGATCTTTAGGGTATTCAACTGACGCTTTAGCTGACATTACAGCATCACTAAGAATGGATAGATGTATACTAGTATATTAAATTAATATTCAAGTTATATTTATATAATTCCATTATTTTACTATTCTTATAGTAATATAATGGAATTTTTTTTATGGATGATTCAAAAGTTTATGGCCAATTAAATTTAAATTTACCACATGATGTGATTAAATTGCCAACAGGTGGTGTTTTTTACAAAAGCAAAAAAAAATCAGTTAAGGTTGGTTATTTAACTGCTGCGGATGAAAATATTCTTATGTCATCAGACCCAACAATTAAAAATGAGTTGGTGATGACATTAATTAGAAATAAATTATTTGAGCCAGATTTAAAGCCTGAAGAACTTTTACTTGGAGATATTGAGGCTATACTTATTTTTCTTAGAAATTCATCTTTCGGACCTGAATATAATATAATGCTTAAAGATCCTAACACGAATGAAAACTTTGAAGTTTCAATTATGTTAGATGAGTTAAATTTAACAAACAATTCGGTTAAACCTGACCCTAATGGATATTTTGAAGTTAGACTACCAAAGTCTGGTTATAATGCTAAAATTAGGCCGTTATCATATTCTGAGCAAGTAGAGATTGATGACTTAGAAACTAAGTATGCTACTGTAGGCCGTGCGGCACCAAAAGAAACCACTAGGCTCGCTAAAATGCTTGTTGAGCTAAACGGAATGACAGACAAAGGTCAAATTTTTCAAGAAATAGAAAAATTGCCAATAATGGACTCTAAGTTTGTTAAAACATTTATTGCTGAAAATGAGCCTAAAATTGATCTATTCAAGAGTGTAATAGCCCCGTCTGGAGTTAAAGTTGATTTTAGAATCAACTTTGGGGTTGAATTTTTTCGGCCTTTCTTCGAAGTATAATGAAGGGTTATCGTATGAATGTTATTTCTGTTTAAAACATTTTAATATGACTTACTATGATTTTCTAATAATGCCTGTTTACCTAAGAAAGTTCCTTATTGAAAAACATATTGAAATTATGGAAAAACAAAATGAAGGCACTTAGTATTTATTTAATATAAATCAAACATTCAATGCCAAAAACACAGGAGCAATTATTAGAAGAGATTAGTCAAGAACTAAGAGCTATTAGAAATAGTGGTGGATTCGGAGGTGGAGGAGGTAATTATGGTGGTGGCGGAGGAGGTGGAGGATATACGCCTCCGGCACCATCGGCATCAAGTGGCGATATGTACAAAATACCATTTGGTGAAGTTACAGATATTACAGATAAAGCAGGTGAAATAACTAGGAGGCTAATAGATAATGGTTTGGATTTTGGTAAATCAATAACTTATATATTCGATCAAATAACAAATGCTTTGATAGGAACTTTTACTCAGTCATTTGACATGTTCCGAAAACAAGAAGCTGAAGTATCTAGATTATTTGGCGGTATGGATGGTTTTGCTAAAACCATTACTGCTACTATAAATGATGCAATACCACCGGCAAGAGCGTTGGGTTTTACCCAAGAGCAAGTTTTACAACTACAAAAAGATGTTATAAAAACAACACAAACGCAAACACTATTAAGTAGTGAACAATATGCTAAATTATTAACATCAGCATCTCTAGTATCAGATAGTGTACAAGGTGCTGGAGCTGTTGTTACTAGAATGATGCCTGAGTTTGTAAAGGCTGGTTATTCCTTAAATAATATCTCTATTGAGATGGAGGGTATCTTAAATAAGACTCGTATGCTTGGTGTTGCGTCTCAAGCAACATATCAACAAATACAAGAAAATATGGGTAGAATGAACCTCTTTAATTTTGAAGGGGGGGTTCAAGGATTAGCTAAGATGGCGGCGAATGCTGCTTTGATTAGAATTGATATGAGAGAGACATTAAATGTCGCAGACAGCTTATTTAAGCCAGAAAAAGCCGTAGAAATGGCGGCAGGGTTTCAAAGGTTAGGTGTTCAAGTTAGTGAGTTATTAGATCCATATTCGTTAATGGACATGGCAAGAAACGATCCGGAAAGATTACAGGAATCGTTAACTAAAGCGTTAGAACAATATACCGTTTTTAACGAAAAAACACAAAAATTTGAATTGATGAAAGGTGCTCAAGGATTTATTCGTGAGTTATCTGAAGTAACCGGGATTAGTTCAAAACAATTAGCAGAATGGTCAATATCAGCAACTGAGCTATCAAAAAAAATGAGTGAAATAAGATTTTCAAGTGATATAGCTACAGAAGAGGATCGTAAAATGATAGCATCTATGGCTCAATTAGGGGAGAAAGGTTCTAAGATTGAAGGTAAATATTATGTTAACTTAGTTAATGAACAGACAGGAATTGAAGAACAGAAATTAGTTAGCGAATTAAGTAAAGATGATTTAGATAAATTGGTGAAAATGAATGAGCCAAAATCTTTGATAGATTTACAAAAAGAGGCTAATGGATATCTTCAAAATTTGAAATACTTGAGAGAATCTAGAGAAGGCGTTATTCAAAGAGCTCTTGCTGCTGATCCTAATTTAGATAAACTTTATAGGAGTACTACTGAAGCTTCTACAAAATTAACTGTAGGTATAAATAAATTAGTTGGTGTTGTTGAAAAAAACAATGGACTTATAGATGCTTCATCAGCTAGACTAAAAATTACAGATACAACTAGAACTATATATGAAGATATAAAAAATTCTGAGGGTTTTATAAATACAGCAGAAAGTGTTGTGACTGGTATAGGTGATATAGTTAAAGATATTATTAACGGGATTAAAGAAGGTATACCTGACGCATATAAAACAGGTATGGAATATACACCACCAAAATTGGAGCCTAAGGATAAGAATCCATATGGTAATAGAACCACACAAAGTGTACCTAGTGTCGTACCTAATGTTAATTCTGGTGTTCCTAGTAGTTCTTCTGGACCAATAACACCTCAAAGTGCTCAAAAACAAGAAACTAATACTAATGTCAGTGGTAAAGTTAGCGTTGATGTTAATGTAAATTCAAGTAATATTGATCCCGCATTAGAAAGATGGCTTAAAGAGGTTGGTTATAAAATAATTGAAGAAAAATTAAGGGAAAAAGGAATAATAGCTGGTGATGGTAAGTAATGAAAAAAACCAGAATGATATCTATTTATATTATAAAAATATAAATTAGATGCCAAGTTATTTAACCTTTGCAGCGACAGAACAATACAGATCAGTTCTTATGGCGAGAAATCTCTCGCCATATACTGTTCCTGGGGTTTATTCTCCTAATGTTGGTAATTTAACATATGAAACTGTATTAAGAGATGAGGGTGTTTACGATTCACCTGACAGCTTAATTGCAGATGATCCATTTGCGGATTTATTATATCCGTTAAATGCATATGGCCCTTTAGGTGGTTACAACAAAGAAATAAACGCCGGTGGGTTAGCTAATACTAAAAGTAACTTAGGTGTTTATGATGTTACAGATACTAGGCTACCGCTATTAAGTTTCCCAATTGAAAGCCAAATACCAACACAAAATAAATATTCTTTTGATTCAATAAACTTGGAATCAACAGAATATGTTCAATTGACCCCCCAATTTAGTTTTTATGCTAATCCAGGGCCGATATCTTTTGTACCTTCTCAATATACACCATATCAAATATTATTAAATGATAATCCATTTGGTTCAGATGGTTCATTATCTCAGGATTCATCTTTAGCACAATTAGGTGCTAGGTCTTTAAGGGATGATTTCAGGAATAGAATTGCTAGAGAAATAGAGCAAAACACATTAGGTAGAATAAATTTACCAAATGTTTACAATGATCCGATACTTGCTGTTCAGATATTACAAGGCAAAGTGCCTTTGGTTGAAAGGGACTGGGTTATTACTAGGCCGGATAATGTATTGGTTAATGCCGCAGATTTATTAACTAGGTTAAGTGGGGCGTATTTTCCAGGTTCATTGATTCCTGGGGAGTATTTCACTTTAGATAGTCATAGTCTAAATTTATATAGTCAAGTCGCAAATTCGTTTGAGGGCGAAAATAGAAGTCTTGTTGGTAGGCTTTTATTTAGACAAAATCTAGATCCGTCACAACTATTTTTAAATAATACAGGTGGTGGCCAAAAATCTCAAATGTATTTTACTTTAGGGTTTAACAAATATGGCCCTGAGTATGATAGGTCTATATTGGGGGAATTCATAGAAAAGGGTAAAAATGCCTTAGCTTCTTTATTTGACATACCTATAAAGGGGGGTTACTATGTCGGTAGTAAACAAAATGACCCTTCAAGAGCTGAAAGTCCTTCAGGCAAGATGCCTTTAAATTCACAAGGTGGTGAAATAGAATCTATTGTATACGGCCCAGATGTTTTAGCTAAATTGTACGAGCCAACGATTGATAATGTTAAATTTGGTCTTCTTGGCGATTCTTTTTACGATAATGGAGGTATAAGTGGTGGATTAACATGGTCAACAGTTAGTTCTGATCTAAAAGCCGGTTATAAAGTAGGTAAAGGCGGTGATCAAATAGCCAGGGATGAGGAGTATAATCAAACAACTTCATATATTAAGTTATCAACAAGTGCAGATCAAGACTTTAGAGACGGATCTATTTTATATCAAACCCAGAAACTTGTAGAAGCTGGTCAAAATGATTTAAAGCATGTTGGTAATGCGATAAATCAAATTAGCAAAGTTTTTAATGATGGTTATAAAGAGATAACTAAGGGTTCTAGAGTTATGTCTTATGTTAATGAAAATGGGGCTGAAGTTGGTAAAGAATATTGTCGTATCTTTACTAAAGATACGCCATATATGACATATGGAGATCTTCAAAAAACAGATGGTAATATACGTAAATTTAGTTATTCTGTTCTAGATAATACGTATAACTTAAACATTGCACCATTAAAAAGCACAAGTTCTAGCACATCAACAAATATAAAAGATGGTCAGGTACAAAAATATATGTTTTCTTTGGAAAATCTAGCCTGGAGAACTTCTAACCGAAATGGCTTTAGAGTTTCAGATTTACCTGATTGCGAAAAAGGACCAAATGGGGGTAGAATTATGTGGTTCCCGCCATACGATTTAAAATTTAATGAGAGTACAACTATAGGTTTTGATGGTAATAGTTTTTTAGGTAGACCAGAACCTGTTTTCACTTATAAAAATACGACTAGAACTGGATCTTTAAGTTGGACAATTCTTGTTGATCACCCTTCAATATTAAATGTTATTGTAAACAAAGAATTAAACGGTAAAAGAAAAGAGGAAATAAATGGTATTGTAGATTCTTTCTTTGCTGGGTGTAAAAAATATGATATATATGAGTTAGCTAGAAAGTATAATATGCTTTCAATTAACGAGTTATTTGATTTACAACAAATAATTAATAACCCTAATGCCACAGAAGAAGTTGTTACTCAAGTTCTTGAGGAAATTGTTGTAGATACACCAATACCGCCATCAAGCCAAACCGTAACTAATGCAGTTCTTAATAGTTTTATTAATTTTTCATTTTTTTTCGACAATGATGAACCTCCAAGATTGCCAAACGATGAAATTTTATCTGATTTAGACTACAGAACGTTGTATAATAACTACGTAAGTCAAAATAACATACTTTTATATAAAAACCAATCAGGATCTAATAGTAATCAAGTTGAAAACTTTTTCAATGATGCGGTTATATATAATTTTGATCAAATATCTGAACTACAAAATACATTAGTAACATTTTTTGTTGAAAACCCTGACTCTTCAATAGTAATATCATTGCAAAGTAGTACATCTTCACGGGCATCAATAAGATATAACCAAGCATTATCGTTAAGACGAATAGATTCTATCAAAAAATTTTTCGAGTCTAATCCTGATCTATCTGGGTATATATCTAACAATCAGTTACAAATTTTGTATGGTCCAGCATACGGTGAAGAAGCAACTTCATCATATGTAAATGCTGCAAATCAAAAATATGGCCCTTATAATTGTACTGATAACGATAGGAACAACACAGATTATAATAATATTTATTCGACAAACGCTATGGCTTGTAGGCGAGTTTGGATTGATAAAATTGAGATAAATAGATCTACGACAAATCAGTTACCAACTAATGGTGCTAATCCAACAAATAATCCTGGTACAAATAAAATAACAATAAGTAAGGATGTTAAACAAAATGTTCCGGTTCCACCAACTATAGGAATAAAACAAAGTATTAAAGATGGTATAAGTAAAAAAATACTTAGAAAGTTATTGAATGAGTGTGATTATTTCAGTTTGATTGAAGAATCAAATCCAATGTTTAAAGACAACATAAAAGAAAAAATAAAATATTTTGATCCGGTATTTCATTCTATTACACCTGAAGGTTTAAACTCTAGACTTACGTTCTTACAGCAATGTTCTAGGCCGGGAGATACAATTCCAATTATAGGATTAGATGGTAAACCTAAATATAATAATGCAACAAATACGGCTTTTGGTGCACCACCAGTTTTAGTTTTAAGAGTTGGCGATTTTTTTTATACCAAAATTATACCAACTAGTATCCAGGTTTCATATGAAAATTTAGATATAAATCCTGAGGGTATTGGTGTGCAACCAATGTTGGCAAAAGTAACGTTAGGTTTTAATTTTATTGGAGGTTCAGGATTGAAAGGCCCTATCGATAGATTACAGAACGCTCTTTCATTTAATTACTATGCTAACACAGAAATGTACGATGAAAGGGCTGATGCTACTGATGAATCATACAAAAAAATAGATAGTGATTTAGTTGATGCTATTATAAATAGCACACCTATTGTCGGTGTTAATAACCTTGATGATCCATTACTCAATAATGGAGGGGCAACCATTGGTATAATTGAAACGTCGACACAAACGCAACAAGGTCTTAATGGTACAATAAATTATAAAAATATAATGGACTCATTATTAGAGAATGGGCAATTATATATGAACACATATGTTAACAAAGCATCACAAATAGTTGATGAGTATAACTACCCAATTTTAACTGCTTTTATACAAAATAGAAACTATGTTAACGGATATACTAATGAATTTGTTTTCCCTAAAGAATTAAAAATATTTGGTAAACCAAATAATATTGATTCGCACTTAAATAGTATAGTAAATGCTGTATATAATGATATTGAGATAATAAAATCAAAAAAATCAGAAGAAAACGGTCTGTTTTATATTAAAACATTATATGATAAAAATTTTGATAAAAACGTAATTAAACAAATTAAACAAAATCTAAAAAAGATTATTTCTGACACTAGTCCAACAATATCAACTGGCCTTAATTCATGTAACAACGACATATGTTCGTCAGAAATAAAATTAATTAATACTTTATCTAAGATAGATTTTGTAATAACAAATTCTGATGGTTTAATACGTAAAGATCAACAAATTAAGATATACAATATTTCTGGTACAACGACTAACAGTGTTAACAGTAATTCAGAATTAGTTTCCGATTATACAAAAGCTAGCGATGATTTATATACATATTACAATGATTTAATAACATATAATTTGTTAGATGTAACATTTAATGTTGATAGTCTAACTATGTCACCAAATTATGATGATATTGAAGTTTTTAAAAATGAAAATAATATATTTAATTTTGCAAGTTATTGGGCGGCAGAGTCCAGGTTTTATGCTATAATGTCTAAAACAATTTTAAATGATAATAGTTTTGAAACATTTATAACTAATTTAGTACCAAAAGATATTATGAATAGCCCAAGTGGTGATAATGGTAAAAAATTAGTTGAAGTTACTAGAACTTATTTTTTAGAAATTAAAAGATATTACAATATAATACACCAAAAACAGAAAGATATTGTTAAGAAATTTATTGATTCTCAAAACTATAAAGACGTTTATGGGAAAAATTGGCTACCATATCCAACAAATAAATCTAGAATTTTTACATTTAATGATTATATTCCAGGAACAGATGTTCAAAAAACAAGATTACAAAATCTTTATAAAAATGGAAATTCTAACACAAGTGTTAGCACTTTCAATGGTAAAACAAAATTAAATTAATGAGTGAGTTATATTATAATAGATATACTAATTTTTTAATTAATGGACAGCAAACTGTTGTACCATATGTTAATATACCAGAAAAAACATCTGATAAACGATATATCTATAAAAACGGTATAAGTCGATTGGACAAGGTAAGCCAGGAATATTATGGAACACCATTATTTGGGTGGCTAATATTAGCAGCAAATCCAATTTATGGTGGGATAGAATGGAATATACCGGATAATAGTATTCTTAGGATACCGTTTCCTTTAGTTTCTTCGGTCCAAGATTATGAGGCTGAATTAAAAAATCATTTTTTTTATTATGGTAGGTGATGATAATGTTTTAGTTGAGTTTGATTATCAAAACGTAGTTTTGGTTGATCCAAATAAAGTTGTTGATTCAGAAGGCAGGGCGAAAGAAAGGTTACTAAAACACGAAAATTTAGTTTATTATGCAAATTTAGAATGCAATCTATATCCAAGGACTAGGTTAGCTGTAGATAGTGTTGGTAATGTTGATAATAGAACTGTATCAATAGCTAAAATTGATTATTTAAATCCCTCTGGGAAATACTATCTAGAGAATGCATATGTTGATGATCTAACAGGTTTAAACAGTACCTCTGAAACTGGTAGTGTTAACCAAATTATTGAGAAACAAGTAAATAACTCAAATCAAGTTTACCAAGAAACAAGGAATAAAGTTAATACAGATTTATTATTAATAAGTAGAATAAAGGTTGAAACAGGATTAAGCCTTACTCCGGCAGTAACTATTGAATTACAAGATATCAGAGGACGTGCTTTGTTTGAGCAAGGTGAAAATTCGCCATATTCGATCTTTTTTAATTATCCATATCCGTTGTTTTATTTAACTATTAAAGGTTACTTAGGTAAAGCTATTAAGTATCAGCTTACACTTAGGACTTTTAACGCTAGTTTTGACGCTGGTAGCGGTAATTTTATTATTAGTCTTAGTTTTTATGCCTTCAAATATAATGTATTGACAAATTTAATGATGCAGTATGTTGAGGCATCACCGTATATGTATAAAAGTAAATATCTGGAAAGCAATAATGGTGAAAAAATAACGTATCGAGGTTATCAAAAAATGAAAGAAGTTTACTCTGAATATAAGAGTAAAGGTTTGATTGATGCTAATTTTCCTGAGATAACAATACGAGAATTAATAAATAGGCTTAGCCTTCTTGAAACATATATATTAAACACATTTAATGATGTTGATATATCAGAGTTAACTAATGCCGAAAAATATTTAAATGAACTGGTAAATTATGAGAAAAGAGTATATGTGTTTAGTGATTCCTGGTATAATACATATATAGATCAGTCTGATTTCTACATAACAAGTGACGGTAACAGGTTATACAAACTAAAAAAAGAAATTTTTGAGAACAATAAAGTATCTGAGGCATTAAGTATCCTAAAAAAAATTATTGATGAAGAAAACGATATTTTATCTAAAAATGAAATATTTGGTATTGGTAAGAAATATTCTATAACAAATGATATAAATGAATCAGATTTTTATTTTTTCGTTTCTAAAGAGTCTGATATTGACTGGGAAAAAACATATACTGTAAAAACTGGCCGTAATGACTACGATTCGGATAATTTTTTAGATTTTAAAAATATAAATTATGCGTTATTTCTGTTAAATCAAAATAAAGAGTACGTTTTTGTTTTTGATGGTAAAAATAGGTTTTTAAGTAAGATATCTATATTACAGAACATTGCCACATCTAAATTAAATACAATTCAAGATGATTTAACTAATCTGTTAAAAAGTCGGTTAAGTAACGACAAAAATGGCTTGGGCTTTAAGCCAACATTAAAAAATGTAATAGCTGTAATTTTAGCAAACACAGAATCCTTTTTAAGGATGATGTGTGATGTACATGAAAAAGCTTGGAATGTAAGGAATGAAAAAATACGAATAGACGCTATTTTAAGCCCAGATAAAACAGCTTCGAGTGTAGATAGTAAGGATAGTGTTTCAACAGGTAACAATAATTTAAGTCCAGTTTATCCTTGGCCCCAATATTTCGTAGAGAAAAATGAGGGTGAGAGATTTATATTAACGTATCCTGGAGATAATTCAGTAATATCTAATACTAAAGGATATTTGTATGATGTGTGGCCTGAAGTAGAATTTGTCGAGGAATATCTAAAAGCAAAACAAATTACTAAGGACGACGTTTTTAACTATGTTGTTGGCAGCACTATAGTAAATGAGCGTGATGGGGTTAATCGAATTACGTTCAACTCGATTGATTTCCCCAATAATTATTCGATATTCAGAAATAAACAAGAGGTTAAATTTATCTATGAGATCTGGGAGAGAGTCTTTTTATATTCATTCTATCAAAGATTCGGTGGTGATTTAGCTAAAAATGAATTGATTGGATTATTGTCAGATTTAGAGTCTACGAATATAGTTAATTCCCTTCTAGGCGAGTCTCCATTTTTGATACAAAAATTAAAAAACCTTAATTTAAATTCGGCGAATTACATAGGTACATTATATCAAATTTCAAATTTAGGTATTGGAGAATCTTGGCAGAAGTTTATTAGAGATATATTTGTAACTGATTATATTGAATCTGAGACAACATCTAATTTTAGAGTATATGACGTTGATGAGATTAGATCTAATGTAAATAAAGTTAATGTTTCTATAAATTATGATAAATTAACTTCATATTTAAAGTCAACAGCAACTAATACGCCAAGGTTTTTAGATACGTACCCTTTTGTTATTAACAATTGGGGATCCGGAAATATGTCTTCAGGCATATTCCATAATGATGTTCGTAGTTTATATAATACAGCTTATACATATAAAGTTAATGATTCTACAAAATTAATATGTAATTTCGATTTTAATACGGCAGATTATATTAGGCCGATGACTAATTTTACTTATATTAATAGTGAAAATCCATTGACTGTACTTGGAACATCACAGAACTTGTCTAGTTTTTATACTCAAAGAGTAAATGATGTTAAAAGCCAACAAGTAACTGAAGGTGTTGTAAGCTACATTAATTATAGTGGAAACGTATCATTTACTCAGACCACATCAATGTTAAATACTCCATATTTTGTTAACTCGTTAGTTAGTGACATAGATAGGTGGTATATAGACGATGATCAAAATCCATATGTAAGGTCCGCTTATTTATTTTTAAATAGCTTACCTTTAGCCACTCTTAGAGAGAAATACAAAAAGGAAAGCACTGATTTCTTATTTAATTTTGATACCGATTATATATTTGCATCTATAAAGAAGTTTGGGGCACTTCATAAGTTACCTTATGCCTGGATATTAAAGTATGGGTCAATTTGGTACCGTTATAAAAAAATGGTTAATGATGGCGTTGACATTTTGGATGACGTATGGAATAATTTTGATTATACTAAAAACTTTGATCCTGTTGGTGAAGACATTACCAAAACATATGATTTGAAATTGTCTGACGGAACACAAATTTCTTACGGGTTAGAAACAACATCTAATGTTGGGGCGACATCTGTAACTAACATTAACGTTGGATTTTACCCTAAACTAGTAAATAACTTTAATATATTTTATCGAGGGTATGAATTGTTTTCCGGTTATACTAATGATGCAATTAATAACAGTTTATCTAACACTAGTAATGGATTTACGTTGACTAACGTTACAGATTCATTATTGAATGTTTCTTCTGCTACTGAAATTTTTAATTTAAATGCGTGGAATTGCACTATCTTAGATTCAAAGGCTAATTTAGAATATATAGTACCATCTTTTGGTAGCAACATAAACCAAGTTAAAAATGAATGTATAAATGATGACAACACTATTAAGATACCAATCAAATCAAATCCTGCCATTTATAATGGATCTGTTAGAAGTTTTTGGGCATTACCTAATTATGGCTATTTTGATAATTCAAAAGTTAATAAACCTAGCCATACAAAATATATAAAGTCAGTAAATAGCACATCTAACGATCAGTCGGCTTTCAATCTTAATAAAGAAGAATTATATACGACTATAGAAGAGATTTTCTCCGTATTTGATAAAGAGATATTGGATTACATGGAATCTGAATTTTTAAAATTTACAACATCAAGATACAATGTTCAAATTAAAGCTATTGATGAACAAACAATAGTAAAAACAAAATTTGATGCTTTATTACCTTCGCCGGATAATTTGTATTTAAACTTTCAATTATTAATGACTAAATTAATGAGCATTGATAAGTTAAATATAAATAAAACAAGTTCTAGGTTACAAACGGAAAGTATATCTGAGTTTCAATTTAAAAATATCGTATCTACATTAAGAGGATTTTTAGACTATGAAGTTGTACTTAAAATAGGGAATCCTGGTAATTTTAATCGTAGATTGTTTGATAGTTATTCTAATGGAGTCTTCTTAGAAGATAAGATAAGTTTTGCACCATATTCTTCAGGGTCAATAAATCCAAATGCAAATCCTGAGGCGTTTAAAGCATTAAAAACTAATGTTGGTTTTTCAACTATAAATGGGATTAAGTATAATAACGATGGGACTGGTAATAGTTATATCTTTGACTTTTTCAGCGATGTGAATGTTGAATTCTCGGTAGAATCAATTGAAACTTTAGCCCCACTAATAAAAATATATGCAACTCAAAAAGCTTTAGATCCAACGTACAATAGTATCAAATTTAGAACTGATATAACAACATTTATAAATGAACAATCAGCATTTAATAGTTTATTATTGGACCAAGTAATGACTAAGGCTAGAACTAAGTTACCTAATATATCTGGAGTATCTGATAGTAGTAAGCCAAGTGAATTAGAGGGTGAGCAGACTAAATTAGAATTATGGGAGCTATTTAAAGGTATAAACGACACCTGGATAGCAGGATATGATTATACACAAACAACGTTTTTGGAGGATGTGTTATTATTAGATCGTGGTAATAGAAATATTTCTGATGAAGCATTTATTGACCCGTTGAAAGTTAAAAATTTGTTTACTAATGTAAATCCTAAGGCGTCAGTATATGTTTATCTAGAAACTTTGATTAGGGATCATAATTTTAATGTTATGATGCATCCTGGCTATGTAAATTACTATAATGTACAAACTGTCACTAAAAATTCTACGCCTAGGTTTGAAAACACTTTAGAGTTTGGAAATACTCTATTTGGCACTTTTCTTAATGTGGATACTAGAGAATCATCGCCAAAACTTGTCTGTATTTACAATGCAGTACCTAGTCAGCACCCAGATATTAAAGGTACTGGGGATAATGATTTTTACAAGTTTAAGTCTGACACTTTTGGTTTAACTAGATCAAATAATAATCCGATACTAGATCCCTTAACAAACAAAATAGATTGGGGGTTATCTAATAGAGTTGTAGGATTTAATGTTGATATTGGAATCAGGAATCAAAATGTGTTTTACAATTTCAATGTTAGTCAAAACTTAGGTAAAGCTACATCTGAAAGTATAGTGCAAGAAACAAATATGATTGAACAAGCAAATGGAAAGTTTTTTGCTACACAAAACGTGTCATTATTTGAATTTTATAAATCAAGATCGTATGAATGTTCTGTTACCTCATTAGGTAATGCCATGATTCAGCCAAGCATGTACTTTAATTTAAAGCATGTTCCTATGTTCAATGGCACATATATGATAACATCTGTTGACCATTCTATCGTTCCTGGCAAATTTGACACATCATTTAAAGGTATTCGTCAAAGTATGTTCTCATATCCTAAAGAATATGAAACATATATTCAGACGATAACTAAAAGGATGTTTTCTGAGATAACAAGTAAATTTAAAAATAACACGTCTTCAGCTAACAATACGCCTAATAACGATCCGAACAAGATTAGTAAAATAGATCCGACACAAAATTGCTCATCATCATTAAACTCAGCGTATAGTACATATACATTTGGAAATATCAGTAATTCTACTATTAATGTTAAAGATTTGGGCTCAATCATAGCATCTAACACAACAAACCCTGTAAGTAGAAATTTATGTTTTGTTTCATGCTATGTTAACACTTTTAGTACAACATCAAATGCCTTTGTTTCGTCTAATAATAATTATGCTAATATTTTGTTAAATAGATCATGGGGCAGTGGGTTGTCTAATTTTTTCGACAAAACATATATATGTGGAATAAAGAATGATGTTTCAATTCCACTAGCAAGTTTTGGTAAACTAAATGATCTTATTGGTTTTTTAACATCTATATGGAACCCAGATTTTTCAAATCTTATTGAAAATAATGCAGAAGGAATTGCAATAGCTTTAATAAATAAAAATATATACACTACGGATAAGTTATCTGAATTACAAAAAAAATGTCAAGAAGCATTAGATTTAATAAATAGTTCAAAAATTTTCCAATAAATAATATATTTATATAATAAAGAAAATTATGAGCGATTTAAAAAATAGTTTGGATGCATATCTAGGTAAGAAAGGTAGATATACCGAAAAAAATACTGGTGACGGATATACTGAAGTTTGCGACTTAGATAACAATGAGTGCTATAAAGTCAGCATGAGAGATGGTTTAATTGAACGTGTTGATAATATCAAGCAGTCAAATAAAAAAATAAAAGTTGAGACAAAATCAGGATATAAACAATTATTAATAGACTAAAAAAATGAGTATATTAGAACGTAGTATTTTAAATGAAATTGAAAAGTTCAATAAGATTAATCAATATCTTAAAGAACAAGATGCCCTAGGCGGTATTGGAGCACCTCCAGCACCTCCGGCACCTGTTCCTGCGGGAGTAGCACCACCGCCAGCAGGTGCGGCACCAGGCACCACACCTGATGCTGCGGCAGACACACCAGGCCTTGAAGCAACACCTGTTGATGATCTCGACACAACACCAGTTAATACTGAGACTGATCCAGATGTTGAAAAAATAGGATCTGAGGGTGATAAAGGTGACGAAGAAGATGAGGGTTCTGAAGAGTTAGATATAACAGATTTAGTTTCCGCTCAAAAAGAAATTTCTGAAAAACAGACACAATTATTTGATGAATTAACAAATCAGTTAAAAACTTTAGAAAGTAAATTATCTAACATGGATCAGTTAATGTCTAGAATAGATAGTTTAGATGCTAAATTAGAAAAATACAGGCCTAAAACGGCACAAGAAAAATTACAATTACGTAGTTTAGACTCTGGGCCTTACAATCAAAACTTGTCACAATATTTTCAAGACAAAATGCCTGATTTAGAAAAAGCGGGTAAAAATGAATACGTGTTAACAACTGATGATGTAGAAGATTTTTCAATGTCTGATGTTAAAGATAGCTTTGACTTAGAAAAACCAAAGAATTTTGGGCTTTAATTTTATTTAAAAATGAAGACTGTTTTGATTTGACATATTGATTTTGGTGGCGTATTATTGAGTACATTTAACGTTTAAAACAACATACACAATATGAGCTCAATTCTAGACGCGATTTACGATCAGTACGAAAAATCAAAACAGTCAAAAAATTCTTCACAATTTAAAATGAGTCAAGAGGAAAGGATGAAAAAGTATTTTACTGCCATCCTACCAGAAAATCAAAGATCAGCACAAAAAAGGATTAGAATTCTCCCAACAAAAGACGGAAAATCACCGTTTGTTGAGGCTTGGTTCCATGAAATACTCCAAGATGGAAAGTACGTAAAACTTTATGATCCAGGTAAAAATGATAATGAAAGATCACCACTCAATGAGGTTTATAACGATCTTATATCTACTGGTAAGCAATCAGATAAAGAGCTTGCTAACGAATATAAATCTCGTAAATTTTACGTTGTAAAAGTTATAGATAGGGACCATCCTGAGGATGGTGTAAAGTTTTGGAGGTTCAAACACAATTACAAAGGCGAAGGTCCTTACGATAAAATTATCCCTATTTTTAAAGCAAAAGGTGATATTACTGATCCTGATAAAGGACGCGACCTTATAATCGAGCTTGCAAAAGCAAAAACTAGTAAGAATAAGGATTATACTTACATTCAAACAATCATGTTTGATGACCCATCACCACTTAGTGATAACAAAGAAACATCGGACTCATGGATTACAGATGAGCTGACATGGAAAGATGTTTATAGTCGAAAACCTGAAGAGTACCTAGATGCTATTTCTAGGGGCGAAAAACCAAGATGGGACTCTGAACAGAACAAATTCGTTTACGGTGATACATCTGAAGATACTGTTGTTGGCGGTGCAAAGTATCCTGATCCTCAGTCTGATTCTTACGCAGACGATGACATGCCGTTCTAATAGATAATTAATCAGTTGTGGCGATAAATTATCGCCACAACATTAATTTTATCAAAACAAAAATTTACTAATTATGGCTATAAAAAAGAAAGAAATAACCCTTGACACAATCAGGGATAAATACTCTACTAAAACTAAATATAAGCCTATTGACTACTATTATTGTGGCGAGGCTTTCCACAATGCATGTGGCCTTCCTGGACCTGTTATGGGCGGTATAAACATGTTTCTTGGGCATACCAACACATCAAAAACAACTGCTATGATTCTTTCTGCGGTGGACGCACAATCTAAAGGTGATCTGCCGGTCTTTATTATAACAGAAAAGAAATGGAGTTGGGAACACGCTGTTGAACTAGGGCTGAAAGCGACAAAGACAGATGATGGCCAATGGGTGGGAGACTTCATTTTTAATGATAGTTTTGATTATATTGAACAAATAACAGAATATATTAATGAACTAATTGATGCTCAAGAAAAAGATCAAATACCATATTCTTTACTATTTCTTTGGGATAGTATTGGGTCTATACCATGTAAAATGACTTACGATGGTAAGGGAGGTAAACAGCATACTGCCTCAGTACTTTCAGATAAAATTGGTATGGGGCTACATTCCAGAATTTCAAAAAGTAAAAAAGAAGATTACCCTTACTATACAACGTTGGTCATCGTAAACCAACCTTGGGTCATGTTGCCAGACAATCCTATGGGTCAACCGGAGATTAAAGCCAAAGGCGGTGAGGCAACATGGTTGGCATCTTCCCTTGTATTCTTGTTCGGAAGTCAAAAGAAAAGTGGTATTAATCATATTACAGCAACAAAAAATGGTCGCACAGTTTCATATGCTATTAGAACAAAAATTTCTGTAATTAAAAACCACGTTAACGGGTTAGGGTTTAAAGATGGTAAAATAATTGCGGTACCACAAGGTTACATTGAAGATACAAAAGAAGCCCTGGATACCTATAAAAAACAATATTCCCAGTACTGGAATGCTATTCTTAGCGGGACTGGTGAACTTGAACTAAACGAAGTAGATTCTGAAGATATATTAGATTAAAGTTATGATAACATTATTAAATGAAAGGTTTACAGATAATGAAGATGGTGCAAAGATCCATTTTTATTATAATGGAGATCCTATTTATGCACAATCTTTATGGGTTGATTGTGCGACAGGCATGACAATTATTGCAAATAATTGGGAATTATCTGAGGGTTATTTTTATTGGATAGGAATACCTCCTAAGTTTTCAAATAACTTGCAAGATACTAAACTTATTTTTAATAAAAATCTTGGTGAGTTTAAAATAAAATTGGGCGGCAAAAGTAGGCCTATGTTTTATTGTGATGAAAAATTACAAATTAAATATTTAAGTGATGATGAAACTTTTGGGACTTATTATGAAGTAATCTTATCTGAAATATATAATTTTGGAAATGTTAAAATACAACCTAATGACATAGTATTAGATATTGGTGCAAACTATGGGTTATTTTCTTTGTATGCTTCGAGTAGGAGTGCTAACAAAATTTATTCATTTGAACCATCGATTCCTGTTTATAATTTACTTGTTGAAAACGTGAGTATTAATAATAATATTATACCAATTAATAAGGCTGTTAGCGAATTCGACGGTTATGCTGAATTTAATAATACTAAAACAACAGCATGTTCATATGTGTCAGGTACATTCCCTTCAGATGAACAAATAATTAGTAAAAGCAACGTCGAAACAATAAACATAAATACTATTTTTTCAAGCTATAGCCTTGATTTTGTTGATTTTGCTAAGATAGATTGCGAGGGTTCTGAATTAGATATATTCTTAACAATTACCGATGAAAATCTTAACAAGATTAATAAATTCGTTATAGAATATCATACACAAAGTATTGGTCAATTTATTTTATCAAAATTGGTTAAAAATGGATTTAAAATTGAATCTTCAAACGAGATATCAAACAATACAGGTCTAATATATGCGTACAAAAAAAACTAAGAGTTTATTGGTTGATGGTAATAATTTGATGAAGATAGGTTTTCATGGTATGAAGGCCTATCTTCATAATAATGAGAATATTGGAGGTATATGGTATTTTATAAGTACACTAAGAACGTTTTTAGAGCAGTATAACTATGACAAGGTTATTGTCTTTTGGGATGGCCATGAAAGTTGGAAAAAACGAAGGTTGATATATGCGAATTATAAGTTAAATAGGGGCGGGTCTATAGTCCCGGAAGATGAACATGTCTTTTATAGTCAGTGCAATAGAGTCAAGCAATATTTAGAGGAAATATATGTTAGGCAAATAATTTCTGATAATTGCGAAGCTGATGACTTAATAGCATATTATTGCAAGGTATCTGAAAATGAGACAAAAACAATAATATCTTCAGATAGTGATCTACAACAATTAGTTTCAGAAGATGTACAAGTTTACGCTCCTATGCATAAAAAAATGTATGGATATGGTGATAAATATAAAATATCGGACGTGTTATTACCTAACTTTAATATAAAGACATTTAAGATAATTTGTGGTGATGTTCGAGATAATATTGATGGGATATCATCTTTAGGGGTTAAAACTTTAATAAAATTATTTCCAGAACTACTTGAAAGGAAGGTAGAAATTGACGATATATTGGTAAGAGCTGACGAGTTGTTAAAAGAAAATAAATCATCAATTGTTCTTAAAAATATCTTAACAGGTAAAACTAAAACAGGAATTTACGGGGATGAATTTTATCTTATTAACAACAAAATAATTAATTTAGATGAACCTCTTTTAGATGATGACGTTAAGGGTATTATATTTGAACATTATTCTGACAACTTAGATCCTGAAGGTAGAGATCATAAAAAATTAATGAAAATGATGATTGATGATGGAATCTTTAAATTACTACCTAAAGCTGATGACGCTTGGGTAAATTTTTTCAAACCTTTTTTAAAACTTTCACGAAAAGAAAAACAAAAATTTAATAAAAAAAATTAAGAAAAATGAAAGAACAAGAAACAGTTAAAGTAGAGTTTTTGCTGAAACTAAACAGTAGTATTATCGTTCAAAGATTTTTTAATGTTAGAGGGTATAACCCAGATGCTAAAAACTCTATGAATCTTTATGATTACATTAAAAATGTAAAAGAGAGTATAGAGTATGATCTAAAAATGAAAACTGTTGAGTATCTACTTGAAAATTCGGATGCAATTATAGATGATCCGGAAATTCTTAATACGTCCATGACCGACGAAGATGAGTATTTTAATCTGTACATCAAGATTGACGATAAAGTTATTTCTCATAGGCAGTTTAATGCAAAACTTTATCCACCAAAAGTTAGGTATACGGTTGACCTTAGGCCTTTGCTGAAAAATATTATGAGCGGATTTTCAACTATATTTTCTGAAGGTAATGAAAAATTAAATTACAATTATCTTGGTTATAATCTTATGGTTTAATATTTATAATCGCTAAGCCAAAAAATATGGGATCAGATAAAAATTTTAATTACTTAGGTGAAAATTTCCAATTACAATTATTAAATCAAGTCATAATAGACAAAGAATTTTCTAGAACAATTTTAGATGTCATTGATATAAATTATTTTGAAAACAGGTATTTCAAAATAATCATACAAATGATTAAAGAGTATTACGGTAAATACGAGACTAGTCCTTCATTTGAAACTTTAGGCCAAATCGTAAGATCTGAAATTGATCAAGAATTGTTTGTTAAAATGATTATTGATACACTAGAAAAAATCCGTGATATAAACCAGGACGGGGTTTTGTTTGTGCAAGAAAAGTCATTAAAATTTTGCAAGCAACAAGAGCTACAAAAAGCGATGAGTAAAGCTCAGAAAATTATTGATTCAGGTGAGTTTGAAAATTATGATAAAGTTGAAGAATTGGTTATTAAAGCGTTACAAGTTGGGGAAATAAACCGGGGTGTTGAAGATGTGTTTTACAATTTGGACGAAGTGTTGAATGACGATTTTAGGCATCCTGTGCCTATGGGTATACCCGGCCTTGATAGGCTCTTAAAGGGAGGTTTGGCTAAGGGAGAAATTGGTGTTATATTGGCACCAACAGGCGTTGGTAAATCAACGTTTCTTACTAAAATTGCGAATCACGCATTTAATTTAGGATATAATGTGCTTCAAATATTTTTTGAAGATAACCCTAAAATTATTCAGAGGAAACACTTTACGCTATGGACCGGTATATCACCTGATCAATTATCAGAAAGAAAAGATGAAGTTATGGCCAAAATTGCAGATATTAAGGAAAAGATGCCAAACAAACTTATTCTCAAGAAGCTACCATCCGACACAGTTACTATGCTTCAGATTAAAAATCAAATTCGAAAGATGATATCCGAAGGCACTAATATAGATATAGTCCTTTTAGATTACATTGATTGTGTTGTACCTGATAAAAATCTAGGTGATGAGTGGAAGAGTGAAGGCTCTGTTATTAGAGCTTTTGAAGCTATGTGCCACGAGTTAAGTTTGGTTGGTTGGACAGCGACACAAGGTAATCGATCATCAATCTCGTCAGAAGTAGTTACAACAGATCAGATGGGGGGGTCAATTAAGAAAGCTCAGGTTGGGCACGTTATTATCTCTGTAGCAAAAACTTTGCAACAAAAAGAGGCTAAACTTGCTACAGTTGCAGTAACAAAATCTAGGATTGGTAGCGATGGCGTTATTTTTGAAAATTGCTTGTTTGATAATGAGTTGCTTCAAATTGACACCGAATCGTCAATGACATTCTTGGGCTTTGAAGAGCAGAAAGAAAAGGAGCAAAGGAATCGTGTGTTAGAATTAATTAATAAAAGAAAAGAAAAAAGCACTCAAATATAATGAATATGAAAGAAGAAAAGATACTAAAAGAGAACCCTAATAGGTTCGTTATTTTCCCAATTGAACACAACGACATTTGGGAGTTTTATACAACACACCAAGCAGCATTTTGGACTGCTGAAGAAGTTGATCTATCAGAAGATCTGCGTGACTGGGCGTCACTAAATGATAATGAAAGATTTTTCCTAAAGAATGTGCTATCATTTTTTGCCGCATCTGATGGTATAGTTAATGAAAATTTGGCTGAGAATTTTTACCGAGAGGTTCAATATCCGGAGGCTAAGTTTTTCTATGGAATGCAAATTGCTATGGAAAATATTCATAGTCTTATGTATTCTCTTCTAATTGATACTTACGTATCGAATCCTGAAGAAAAACATGTTTGTTTTACAGCTATTGACAACTTACCGGCTGTACAGAAAAAAGCAAAATGGGCTTTGGATTGGATTAAAAACGCCTCTTTTCAAGAAAGATTAGTAGCATTTGCTGCGGTTGAAGGCATTTTCTTTTCCGGGTCATTTTGTTCGATTTTTTGGTTGAAATCAAGAGGTATTATGCCAGGACTGAGTAAAGCGAACACTCTTATTTTTAAAGACGAAAATTTGCATTGTGATTTTGCAATTCACATTCAGAATAATCACCTTGAAAATAAAGTTCCTGAGGCTAGGATTCGTGAAATACTTTTGTCAGCACTTGAGATTGAAAAAGAATTTATCACAGAATCTCTTCCAGTTTCGCTAATTGGTATGAATCAAACTCTAATGAAACAATATCTTGAATTTGTTGTTGATGGTCTTTTAGTTAAGTTTAACTGTAAAAAAGAATTTAACGTGACACAGCCATTTAAATTCATGGAGCAAATTGCTCTGGAAACCAAAGGTAACTTTTTTGAAAGCCGTACAGTTGAATACCAGAAAGCAAAGCTTAATGAGAAGATCACATTTACTGATGAATTTTAATAAAAAAAACGGAAAAATATGTCATTAAAAATAACAAAAAGAAATGGTGCTGAGGTATCATTCAATCCTCAAAAAATATATACAAGAATCAAGAATGCCGCCAAGGGCCTTAATGTAAACTCAGATGAGATTTTCATTAAAGTTATAACTTCAGTTCCAACAGAAGGGTCTGTTTCAACAAAAGAGTTGGATAAGCTTATATCTGAGATATCTGCGGCATATACCGGCACACATCATGATTATTCAAAATTGGCGGCAAATATTGCTATTTCGTCTTATTACAAGGTAACTAATCCGAGTTTCTCAGAAACTATGATAGTTTTGAATAAATGTAATGTTGTTTCTGATGATTTGATTAGTATCATAGAGATGTATGGTGCTCATAATGTCGATTCTGTAGTTAATCATGAAAATGATAGGTATTTTGATTATTTTGCATGGAAAGCTTTGATCGATATGTACCTCCTAAAAACTAAAGATGGTCAAAGTATTGAAAGGCCTCAACATATGTACATGAGAGTTGCTCTTTGGTGTTCATCAAGCTTTGATGATGCGGTTAATTATTATCATTCATTAACTAACCAATTGATATCTCCTGCGACACCAATAATGTTAAATTCAGGTACTGTAAATAGTCAATTAGCATCATGCGTTTTGCATTATAATGATGGTGATTCAAGGTCTAAACTTCTGAAAACATTTGAAGATATTTGTACATATTCGGCAGATGCCGCAGGTATTGGTCTTAATATGTCAAATATTCGAAGCAAAAATAGTAAGATATCTACGTCTGGCGGATATGCCGGAGGACTATTGAAATATCTTAAAATAGTTAATGAAGGCCTTAGATTTTTTAATCAACAGGGTAGAAGACCTGGAAGTGCGGCAATTTACATAGAACCTTGGCATTCCGATATTTTTGATCTTTTAGAAATTAAGAAAAATACAGGACTTGAAGAACTTAGGGCTAGAGACCTTTTTACAGCACTTTGGATTCCTGATAATTTTATGGAATCGGTTCGCGATGATGGTGACTGGTATCTATTCTGTCCAGATGACATTTTAAAAGCTGGGTTGAAACCCCTACAAAAATGTTATGGCCAGGAATACCTCGATAATTATAATAAAGCTGTCGAGTTAGGTATTGGTAAAAAAGTGAAGGCTATGGACGTTTGGGTTAAAATCCTAGAATCCCAAATAGAAACCGGGGTACCATATTTATGCTCTAAGGACAACGCGAATAACAAGACTAATCATCAAAATATTGGTGTAATTAACCAATCTAACTTGTGTAATGAAATTTATCAATACACAGATGAGAATACCACCGCAATCTGTACTTTGTCTTCACTTGTATTGAAAAACTTCATTGAAGATGGTAAGTTTAATTTTGATAAACTTGAAACTGAAGTTGCTAAAATTGTTAAGTCATTAAATGTTGTAATTGATTGCAATAAGTATTCTACGGTTAAGGGCTTTGCCGGTGGTACGGAACAGAGAGCAATTGGTATTGGAGTTCAAGGGCTAGCTGATGTTTTTTATTTGATGGATTACGTATTCACCTCAGATGAAGCTAAAAAATTAAATAAAGAAATTTTTGAGACCATATACTACTCAGCAGTAAAAGAAAGTTGTAGATTGTGTGAAAAGAATGAATACTCACCATATCAATATTTTGATGGTTCTCCTATGCAGAAAGGTGTTTTTCAATTTCACATGTGGGGTATTGATGATAAAAATTTAACTAGATATGATTGGAAGGCTCTTGGTGAGAAAGTCAGTAAATACGGCGTTTGTAATAGTTTGTTTACAGCTCAAATGCCAACAGCCTCTTCAGCTAAAGTTACTGGTTCATATGAAATGACAGAACCTGCACATTCTGCATTATTTAATCGAAGAGTTGTTGGTGGAGAAATAATGATTGTTAATAAATACTTGATCAATGATTTTGAAAAATTAGGCATCTGGTGCGAAGATTTGAAGAACGAGATTATAATGAATGATGGATCTATCCAGAACATTGATTTTAGTAAATATTTTGATGATTATAAAACAGGTGAAACACCTAGCGTTTCTTTGGACAGAATTGAATATCTTAAAATGAAGTATAGGACTATTTGGGAAATACCTCAGAAAGAATTGATAAATATGGCCGCAGATCGTGGCCCATTTATTGACCAGTCACAATCCATGAACATATACATGGCAAATCCTACGCTTTCTAAGATAACAACATCACATTTTTATGCTTGGAACAAAGGGTTGAAAACTTTGTGCTATTACGTTAGAACTAAAGCAATATCGACAGGTGCTAAACATTTGGGTATTGATATTTCTACCTACAAGCCGCCAACACCCCAGGTAACATTACCAAACGTTATCAAAAATACAAAGCCGGAAGAATCTCCATTCGATTGTTTTGGATGTAGTTCTTAAAATTTAAATAAAAATCACAGTGGAAACGCTGTGATTTTTATTTTTTATGTATTTATGTTATATAATTATATATTATGGCGAATGGTAAAACGTATGGGATAGCATTTCCTTTTATTAGGTCTAGTGAAGGCGATTATCTTAAATTAACACAAACGGCTAATGATGAGATAAGGACAGATCTAATACACTTATTATTGACAAGGAAAGGTTCAAGATATTTTTTACCCGATTTTGGTACCAGACTGTATGAATATATATTTGAACCTTTAGATACACCAACTTTCAATAATATTGAAAGAGAGATCCGAGATTCATGCGAGAAATACATACCTAATTTAAAAATTACAGATATTAGTGTTAAAGCGATAGATCCAAATGAAGAAGTTAATTTTTTAACGAATAGTATTGAATCAGATGGTAATACAAGGCAATATGTTTTACCCGGTTTAAATGTAAAAGAATATACGGCTAAAGTTAGGATAGATTACGTTATAACTGATGATGTATTTAACACTAAAGATTTTGTTATTATTAATATATAAAATGGCAGAAAAAAAAATATCATATACAGTAAGGGATTTTCAGCAAATTAGAACTGAGTTAATAAATTTCACTAAGATTTATTATCCTGATCTAATAGATAATTTTAACGATGCCTCAATATTTTCGGCATTAATGGATCTAAACGCGGCTGTTTCGGATAATTTACATTTTCATATTGATAGAAGTATCCAAGAAACAGTTCTTCAATATGCCAAACAAAGATCTTCAATATATAATATAGCTAGGACATATGGCCTTAAAATTCCTGGTGTTAGGCCATCTGTGGCATTAGTTGATTTCTCAATAGTAGTTCCGGCTAACGGCGATAAAGATGATGAAAGGTATGAAGGTCTATTAAGAAGAGGAAGTCAGGTTATTGGTAATGGTCAAGTATTTGAAAATGTATATGATATAGATTTTTCGTCTCCATATGATTCTCAAGGGTATCCCAATAGATTGAAAATACCAAACTTTGATGTAAACAATAATTTAATAAGCTATACAATCGTTAAACGAGAATTGGTTGTTAATGGAATAACTAAAGTGTTTAGGAGAGTTATCACTGCGACTGATATTCGCCCCTTCTTTGAACTTTTCTTGCCGGAGAAGAATGTGCTAGGGGTCACATCCGTTCTGCTTAAGGAGGGTACAAATTATGCGAATGTACCTAGTGCTCAAGAATTCCTTGGGCAGTCAGGTAGATGGTATGAAGTCGATGCTTTAGCCGAGGATAGGGTCTTTATTGAAGATCCTACAAAGCCTAGCGATAACCCTGGTATTAAGGTTGGTAAGTATATCATAACAAATGATAGGTTTATAACTGAATATACACCAGAAGGTTTTCTAAAAATGACTTTTGGTGGCGGTAATACATCCGCAGATGATCAGTTGAGAGAATTCGCTAGAACTGGAATAAATACATTAAGTATGCAATCATACTTAAATAATTTTTCATTAGGTGGTACATTGAAGCCAAACACAACTTTATTCGTACAATATAGAGTTGGCGGGGGGTTAGGTACTAATTTGGGAGTTAATGTTATAAATCAGGTTGGAACAATATCGTTCTTTGTAAATGGTCCTTCAGATACAATTAATGCTCAGGTTATTAATTCTTTAAGTTGCAACAATGTAACGGCAGCTATCGGAGGAGCAGGAGCTCCTAGTGTTGAGGAAGTTAGAAATTATGTTTCATTTAATTTTGCGGCACAAAACAGAGCGGTAACAATTAATGACTATAAAGCTATTTTGAGAAAAATGCCGGGGCAATTTGGAGCTCCTGCTAAATTATCGGTGTTAGAGGTAGATAATAAAATCCTTGTTAAAGTTTTAACTTATGATACAACAGGAGCATTAAATTCTTTGGTGTCTAATACGTTACTAAATAATATATCAGAATATCTTTCTAACTACAGAATGATTAATGATTATATTTCAGTTGAAACTGCTGACGTCATTGATTTATCTATTGAAATATCAATAGTTTTGGATGGTAGTCAAAATCAAGGGGTTATTATTGCTAGCGTTATTAATAAGATAGCAGACTATTTTAGTCCATTAAACAGAGAAATGGGAGAGAATATCAACTTGTCTGATATGACAGCTTTAATTCAAGCTGAAAATGGAGTTATATCTATAAGTGAGTTAAAAGTCTTCAATAAGGTTGGGGGTCAATATTCTTCATCAGAAACATCAATGCCCTATGCTGATGTAGCGACTAAACAAATCGGCCCTGTGGACGAAACTATATTTGCACTACCAACACAAATTTATCAGATTAGGTATCCTAATAAAGATATTACAGTAAAAGTTAAAAATTTCCAGGGAGTAACTATTAGTTAATGATTTATTTATCTGATAAGATAGTTATTTTTAGTAAATAAAAAATCAACTATTTATAGTAAATAAATATTAAATGGGAAAATCCTATAGAATTAAGGCAAATCCTGGCAAAGATAATAATATTGTTGTTGACTTAGAGCAAGATTTTGAGCAATTAGAAATTTTATCATTAAAGATAAGGCAGGATGATGTTTACATAAGAATGTGCTCCGATTATGGAGTTATTGCGGGTAGAGTATTCAGTAATAATGGTTATGGCGTTCCTAACGTAAAAGTTTCTGTTTTCATTCCTGTGACACAGGGCGATTTAGATGACCCGTCAATATCAGAAATATATCCATATCAAACATTTGAGGAAGTTAATAATGATGGTTATAAATATAACTTATTACCATACACCCCATCATATGATGGGCATGTTCCTACAGGGACTTTTCCAACTAGAAAAGATGTTTTAACAAATGATACTGCTTCAAGAATATATGAAAAATACTACAAATATACTGTCAAAACAAATGAAAGTGGGGACTATCTAATTTATGGTGTCCCTATCGGTGGTCAAACATTAATATTTAATGTTGACCTATCAGATATTGGGCAATTTTCAATGACCCCACAAGATTTGATTAGGATTGGAGTTGCAACTGAAAGTCAGTTTGACGGGGCTAATTTTAAGTCTTCACCTAATATAGATACTTTACCTCAGATTATAAAATCGGCTAAGTCTGTTGATGTGATTCCTTTTTGGGGGGAGAACGATATATGCCAGATAGGTATAACTCGGATGGACTTTGACATAACTAGCGAAGCTAATATTAATATCCAACCTACAGCAATATTTATGGGCTCTGTGTTTAGTAACCCTGACAATTATGCTGTTGATATAAAGTGTAAAGTTAAAAAAGATGCTGGAAATTTATGTAAGTTAATAACTGGGCCTGGTGAAATTATTGGAATTACTCAATCAATTTTCTTGGATGAGAAGGGATTGCCTGTTTTAAAAATTGCTGATTTACCAAATGGGGGTAAATTAATTGATGAAAACGGAGTTTGGTTGTTTGATGTCCCCATGAATAATAATTATGTTACAACAAATGAATTTGGGGAACAAGTCATATCTTCAGATCCGAATGTTGGAGTTCCTACAAGTGGTAAATATCGATTTAAAATAAAATGGCAACAGCCAGACAGTTTAACTGAGGCATATAAGAGAGCTTACTTCTTAGTTCCAAACATAAGGGAAAATGGTTGGGATGAGTATGATGATGACCCATTTTTAAAATCTAAAACATCCCAGGCATACAAAAAAGCGGTATCATCATATGCTTTTGATTTAAATTGGTCTGCATACACAAGTAGTTTTGTTTCTGTTAATAATGAGGAACTTATATCTTACGTTAACTGTGAAGATAGGTTTTATGAATTTGATTACAATAAGGTATATACGGTTTCCGGGTTAATTGATAACTTTAAAACAGCAAATGGTGCTAATAGATTTTTATCCATCAAAAGGGTCGATGACGATTCTTGCGAAAATGTTATTAACAAGTTTCCAACTAACGATGGCGTTTTTTATAGAACTTTGTTTTATATAGTCACTAAATTTTTATTGAATGCTATCTTGTCATTATTATTAATTGTTTTGCCGATATATAACGTAATAGCATCAATTGTTAATTTAGTTTATCGAATTATATTAGTCTCATTGTGTAACATATGCAGCAGTAACTTGTTCAGCGGGTTAAATTTTTGTGATAATTTAATTTGCGATGCAAAAACACAACCATTATTAGGTCCATTAAAATTACCCATGATAACATATCCTAACTGCGAGACATGTTCTTGTGGCGATGGATCTACAGTTGATACAGATGAAAATCCTAATAACATATTATTAAAGGGTGTTTTAGTGCCATTTAGTGTTTCTTCTGCATATAATTTATTAGATGATCCTTTGTTTTATAATTCGTATGTAAATAATAATTCTATTATATCATACGAAGATAGAGATTATTTAAAACAATTAATTGGGGGTAGGTGGACAAACAATGGAAATAAAATTCAAGGGACTACAGGGTTAATTGGTAATTATATCACAAACGATTTGCCTTTTGGCGAAAGAATAAATCAATTTAATGCAAAAAGCTCTTATATTTCAGGTAAGAATATTATAAAATTAACATATGAACCAGAGTCAAATTACGATCCAGTAGCAGATGATTATAAACATCATTTTGATAACACATTATCGATGATTTGTTTGCCAGGTGTGACATTATCCGCAGGTGATATGTTTACTATGATAAACCCTAAAAATTCACCAGATAAGAATATATCGGGGCAGACAATACAAAATAATATTGGCTTATATAGTACAACAGGAACAACAACAATACCTACATCTATAAACATAACATATGCTAATAATACTAATTCTTTAACAAATAATACTGTTGTTTATTCTACGCCCGAATTAGCTAGCGATAATGTTAACAAAATATTTTATTATACATATCCATCTGATGTTGAGTATTATCAAGTAATAGCATCATATACAGTATCAGAATTTAGGGAACTAATTGCCAGTAACGATAGAGTGATAAATACGTTTGGCGATATAATTGAAAGTACGACAACTATAACCGAGTTAGCAAATTGTAATTGTTACGAAACAATTACCGTTGATATAACAACAGGTGGTGATTTAGGGATTAATTTATGTAATGGAGCGACTATAACAGCAAATTACAGTGCAGATACGTATGTATTATCATTCGATACATGCATTTCAAGTTTAACAGTTCCGGGAGGAAGTACCTTAGTTTTTGATATATTGTCATATGGGGATTGCTGCACAAATGAGTCATTAACAGTAAAACCTATAGATTCTATTAGTCAAGATTCTGTTATCATAATATGTCAGAGAGGCGTTGATCCATACTCACCAAAAATAAAAACTAAAGTTTCATTAGGTAGAATTTTTGGTTATGATAATATAGACCAGGTGGTTTCAGAAGGTATGTACAGACTTAATGTACCGGTTAGAAACACTACAACAGGTGCCGGATTGGAACCAATGGTTAGCCATAATATTACAAATAACTCTGAAACAAATAATGGCTTTAATTTATTTTTTGAATCAAACTTTTTCCAACCAGGAAATAATTACATACCATATTTAACCTTAAACCACATATTCTACTCTAGGTTAGATTATGATATGGTGACTTCAATACCTTTTTATTCTATAAATAATAATTCAGATACTCAATTAGATAGTAATAAAATTGATGCATTAATTGGTGATACCAAAAAGATTAGGTCAAATTTTACTAATAGTTACTTATCACAAATTGAGGAGAGTGAAAGTTATAGTTTTGATGAAACTTTTGCCGGATCTACATATATGTATTTTGATAAGTTAACAGACCCTCCGGTTATCTCTTGTTATGAAAATGTATCAATATATGTGCAACCATCCTCTTCTGGTGGGGTAGTTCAATATGAAACTTGTGATGGAACTATAAATACATTTTCTGTTGGCCCTAATGGCGGTACATATCAAATAGCTGAATGTGTTAATATAAGTACAATATTATCCTACGATGACATCTCTTTTGGTAGTATTTCATACGGAAACTCTTGTCAAAATGATGCGTCTAGTTTGTATAGATCATATTATTTTAGTACAATATATGGGTCTAGTTCTGTTTTAGAGATGACTGATGCTTCTAAAATAATAATGCGTAGTGATAGATTACCCAGCACCGACTTACTTAGTTATAATGATAACAATACATATCTTTTACAGCAAAATTCTATTGGTGTAATATATAAACTTATTGATAACACATTGACGGTTGTTAACCCGTCATATGGTAGTGATGAGTATTCTGATGACTTTGAACCGGAAGATAATTCATATGAAAACAATGTTTTAAGCACGTTTAGTTGTGAAAATATGGTTGACTTGAACTGTTATGAGCAAAAAGATGATACTATTGTTGTAAAGCCAAATTGTGCGGATGAAGATAGGGTTGATGGCGGGTGTTACGTTTTTTGTAAAAGTTGTAGTGATAGTTCAAAAATACTAGGTCCTATTGGGGATATTCCTGGGGATTTTAAAGCGGCTCTTAATTATAAAAAAAGGTTCACATATTTTTACAGCATATGTCAAAATATAATATCACAAACTTTTACAAATAATTGGGTAAATGGAACTCTTTATGCTTACCCATTTAAATTAAACACATTCTATAATAATCAAAATAAAGTTAGTGATCGTGTTTATTGTAAAGATGTTGTGCTTTTACACCCTAAAAGTAACAATTTTTATTATAGATCTTCACCTTGGGATGATATTAATAAAGGGTTTATTGGCCAAAAATCTAAAGGTAATGAATCTAAAGGTTCTAATATTGCAAACTTAAAATATCCGACAACTATATTAAATATGGGGCCTAGAAGTTCTTTTTTAAATAATTTAATACTTAACGGGAAGTACGATGGATATGTTATGAACACTATACGCGAAACATCTTATAATGATAATTCAGATATAGTTAATCTTTTTGTATATTCTAGGTTATTGAGTTCAAATATTTTATCTTTATTCGGGTCTGGTAATATAATAACTGCGACTATAAATGATCCTGTTAAGAAATTTTTTAGTCGACCAGGAGATAGAGTAGATGCTGATTTAGCACAATCAATTGCTGTTAATACTCAGTATGGTATAATTCCGGTGGACAGCACTAGTTATATAACAGGATTAGGGCCGCAATTGTCCTCTGTTTATATAAATTTACCAAATAATAAAGATCCTATGTTGGGCATTATGTTTTCTGCGACAACAGATGATATACAGAATAGAGACTATATTTCACCGGGGAGAATTATTAGATATGATATTTTTAATAATCAATTTTTATATGACAATTTGGGTGTTAATAGTCAATTAACACCACATTATCTATGGCAAATAAATCCAGGCGAACCAGTCGCTCCTCTGGGGAATACACCTTTTATGTTTGGTAATGAAACCAATAACTGGGCCTCAGACCCGACTGATTTCGTTCAAATCAAATATCAAAACATGGATCGTTTATCGTCGGGTTATTCGTTGTATAATACTTTAGTTAATAATTACAATGCGACAGGGTATTTATATGGTAATGATTCAAATGCTATTGCAACTACAAGTTATAATTATTCCGCAAACATATTACCCGCAGATAAAAAAATATTAGTTGGAGCCCCTTGGTATTTTTATTTCGGTTTAAATAAAGGTAAAACGGCAATAAATAAATTTTATACAAAATATATAGGAGGTAATGATATAGATGGGGAATAGAGATGATATAAAAATAGTTCTTGGTAGTGAAAGGTTTAAAAGCTCAACAAATACAGATTTATCTATACCGATAGGTTTGGATAATACTCAACGTGAATTGGATGAATTTGATAGAGTTAGTAGTGTAAACCTAGCACAAGTATTTAATAATGAAAGGCAAAAATCTACAATATTTAGACCTACATCTAAGCTTAGTTTTATATTTAGCAATGAATATTCAGGTACCACAGGTGTCGGTGGAGGCTATTCTCCCTTCACAAATTATCTTTATTTGGTTAATGATACAAACTCTTTCTCGACAACATCTTGGTCTGGATACCCACAATATGTAGAATTTGATTTCATTAGAACAGATTTTAATATATCGGGATATACAATTAATGATGGTTTAACGCCGCCGCATGTTGACTTTGTTAAGAAGAGTGGTACAACATATAATTGGGGACAATATCTAAGTTATGCGTATGATAATGATTACGATAAAACAATGCAGTATTATTATGAGGATGGTACGTCATATACTTGGAAGGCTTCAGATGGAATCCATTTTAAAGTATTAAGTCCATATAATGGGCTTGGTAAAGGTTTGATCTCATTTATATGTATTAGCGAGCATAATTTATCGGTTGGGCAGTATGTTCAAATTAATGTTCCAGGCTATACGGGTGAAAGCTTATTACAGGTTTACTCACTTGGAAATGGGGGTTTCAATTCGGACAAATATATTTTTAACGTATTTAATTATGGGTTCCAGATAACAAATAATTCTTTGGGTACATTTAAAAAAATATTAGACATAAATAACTCAGGGGAATCTATGTCAAGATATTATGTTAGACGTCATAAAATATTGACGAGTATAGATGACATTGTTTTAACAAAGTCTGGATTTGAGCAAAATCCGTTTCAGAATAAAAATCAATTTGTTTATAGTTCCCAAACAAAAAATAATAAAGCAAAAATTGCACAAAAAGAAGGTAGTCAAAGCTATTTGATATCATTTAAGAAAGATATTGACGTTAGCCAGTATTTTGACAATTTAAATAGACCGTTGAGCAAATTGTATGTGACAATAATAAACAAAGGATACTTTGGATGGTTCAACAAGCCAACTAATTTAAATGAACCGTATTCTTCAGGGCTAAGGCAGGGATTTGGATTTAATATAAATAGTTATTTATCGGAATATTGGTCAGCACAAAACTTTAATATCAATAAAACATCAATACCAACTAACAATTATACAAGGAATCAATATAAATTTTATTATAATGAAAATTTAAAAATAGGCGATATAGTTGATGGAGATTTTTGTGAATATAATAATTTTGAGATGATAGAAAGGACTATATCAAAATTATGTCATAAAATTACTTATAATGCTGACATATTTAAGATATCCTATATACAAGGAGGAAACCCTGCAACGATAAATCAAAGAATTGCAAATCCTCAAGGGTATTATTATACGCCTCATTACTCTATAACCTTACGTGAATTTTCCACATATATTGAGGAAGGTAATAGCAAGAACATAGTTAATATTCCAAATTATGCTTTTTACTCAAGCAAAAGCAAACTAATAATTTGGAGGGATATGTATGATTATGGTTATATAGATAATGATGGGGTTGGGGTAGACTATCCATTTTTAAATGGAACGCATTATCCTTCCAATGAGATTATATTCAAATTAATACCTGAAGGAGTTCAATCTGAAAATATAAATGTAATTTTTGATCCAAAGATAGATGAGTGCGAATAAATATAAGATAGTTTTAAACCCAAATATTGAGAAAGAATTAACATTGTCGATTCAAAACACGTGGGATTTTGAAGACAGGGGAGACTCTTTGGTTCAATATGAAGAAAATGTTATAAATGAAATAATAAATGGAGACAAAGATTTTGAAGTTGTTAGGTTTTCACCAAAAGAGTATTTCATAAATAACAAAATGACCAGTGAAGTTAATTATGAATTTTATTTTGTACCAGAAGGTGCTGATATTAATAACACAACCTGGGTGACATCTTATGTAACTCAGGGATTTTCCTTAAATGAGATATATCAATATTCTAATTCATTTAAGAAATCATTTTTTAAATTAGATTTATATGATAGCACTAATTTAAAAATCCAAAAAAACTATATAACTATAGTATTACCGGTACAGCAAGGTGAGGTTGGTTTAGCTAATATAATGGGAAGTCAGAAACAAATTAAAACTCCGAAGTTTAAATTAGATTATATTGGTAACAAAGAAGGTTTATTTGTCTATTGGTTAAAAAATCGTGATTATATTAACCTGGATACTTTTTATATGACGGCAAAATTTTTTGACGCAAAAAGAGGTATTTTCATTAAAATGATGAATACTCAACAATCTTTATTGTTAGGTAATATGTTTTCATTTCCGCAAGAAGATTATTTCTATTATAAAGTAAGCTTGGACTATACAGATTTTACATACAAGATATACAACTTAAATGACAATCCTGTTGGAGATTATTTGAACCCCATAAAATGGTATGAATACATTAACCCTTAATTATAATATAAAAATATCTCCGGAGAACATAAGTGGAGATTTAGTTAAAGTTTGTTATCCATCAGGCTCAACATATTCTAGTGGTTGCACGTATGTTTATAGTGCAATGACAGATATTTTATCTGGGGGTACTAACGGATCGTCACTTTTAACAGGGTTAACTGTTCCAATATTATTGACCCAGAGTGCTAATGATGTGGGGTATTATTCAGTATTTGACGGAGCTATTTTGCAGTACGATGCTGTAACTAATTTTATATTTTCAGGTATTAATACAAATCCATACACTTGTTATGTATACAACACATCTAGGCAAAGTTATAATAATTTTCTAGATCTATCATCATATAGTATTGATTGGGGTGATGGTAGTTTATTGGAAAACATTACAAAATTTTCGCCTGAATATATTACCCATGCATATCTTTCACAAGGGGAATATGTCATCAAACTTACACAGAATACACCCTGGGGTATAAATACAGTTGAAAAAACCGTATCAATACCTTTTAGCGGATTAACAATACCAAATCCAAATGGTACTGCATATTTTAGTCCTAATGTAGGCTCTTGGTCTGGAACTAAAATATCTTATGACTATATCTTTACCGGAGATTCTGAGAATAATGTTGAGTCACAAATTAGCTCAAACTATACTAGTGTGCCTTTTTTAATTTCTGGCTATACTAAATCTAGATTAACGGAACTTAAACAATATGGACCGGTTCCGTACATTGTAAATAAAATAATTACTGATTACCTTGGTGAGTTTTTTGGTGTTGTAAATGAAATTACAAACACATATACAGGGTATACTATACAAAATATAAAATATTTCGATTATTTAGATAACATAACAATATTCATAGTTGAAAGCTCCGGATTTACAAGCGATTGGTTGGTATCGGAGCCAATAATCAAAGATGAATCACTGATCAATATTGTTTACGCCCCAGAGGTTCAGTCAGATATTTTTATCGAAAGAGGTAAAAATAGTGTATTGGAAAGAATACAAAGATTGGGGGAAGTTGACAATCTTGGGGACTTAGAAAATTACGGTTATGGCTTTTTTAAATTAAGAAAACTTTAGAGATAAATATTTATAAGATAATTAACAAACATGGCAATTGGAACATATGGAACGATTAGAGGTGCGGATGTATCACCGGAAGATGTCGATATAATTTTACATTATACACCATCAAGAGATTCTACTGATAATTTTGTTTTAAAATCTTTAGATGCTAAAACAATATTGCGACCTTATTTTAATAATCAAAATACAGGGGGTAATGCAAATATTGAAATTCTTGGGGGGTTATATAATTTAACCCTACCTTCAACAGAATTTAATGCGTTAGGAATATATACAATGTATATTAGACCGGCACAGATTAGAACAACTATTAATGATTGTGGAGTTTTATCTGCTTTGCCTAACGTAAAAGGTATAATAATTAATTTAGATACGGTACCATCTCAATTTAGAAATAAATTCATAGCCCAGGGTTTAGTAGGTTACAGGGTTGAGTATTTAAATACGGATGGTAGTAAAATTCCAAATTTTTTCAGAGTAATAACATCTAATTTCTTTTGTGAGCCTGTAACACAAAATTTAACAAACACATCACAGAAAGCTATAAGGTATAGATATGTTGAAGGTGTAACAAATTTAGTTTTTTGCACATTAACCCCATCTTCGGCTCCGACTAATAAACCAAACGCGACACCGTTTATTGGGCAGCCGAATCAAAGTATTATATTAACTAATACATTTTTTAATCCTATAACTTTAGACATTGAATTAGTTGATCAGGATATTTCAACATTGGGTATAGCACTATATGGTAATCAAACAAAATCGATTGATGATGGTATATATACAATATATGATAACCAAAACAATATATACAAACAGTATAATTTATACGAAGTAAGAGATGGGTTCAATACGTTATTATATGAAGTAAGACAGGACAGAGGTAATAATATTGATTTTAGTAAAAACTTTTCAACTATAACACAATAATGTCTAGACCATTTTACAAATATCCACCAGTACCTTCAAGCGGTGCTGGTACTTTTTCAGATGAGATCGTTGGGTTACAACTTGTAACTGGCGGAGGCTTGACTTTAGCTAACTTCCAGTTTACAACATCTTTAAGTGAAAAGATTAATACTAATTTTAATATTGGAGCATTTTCTGATCCGATATCGTTAGACACTTTGAATATTGAGACTATAGCAGAATCTAAAGCGATAATCTCAAAAGAATTTAGAGTTTACCCGAATTTTGACTTATCTGAAATATCTAGTTTTGTATTATATGGCCCGTTAACAAAACGACTTTCGACTTCAGTCACTAAGATTATAAATTATTTTCCTGGGGCTCTAGAAGTTTCGTATATAAATAATTTAGCGATATCTGGATATACAGCTATAGATGCGATCTATGATAGTGTTGATGATAGTACAACTTTCAAGGTTGATATTGAAAAAATAAGTAATCCTTTTTCAGTTGATTTTACAACTAATTCAGCAATTAATATTGGTGCATTAGAATTTGAGGTATCATATTTAAGAAACCTAGCAAAAGAATATTCAAAATATTCTTTATATATAAACGATCTAGAGTTCCCCCTATTATATTTGGAACCTACACCTAGTTTGTTTACCGGATTTTTAGAGTTAACAGTAAAAGGAAATCCTTTTTCGGGCCAAGTTACTTCGTTAGAATATCTTGTCATTAGGCCTAATGATTTTTATGCTGACAAAGCATTCATAGAGCCTTTTGATGAGATACAGCAGTACTTGTTAAATAGGCTAATAATTCCTAAGTATACTGCTAATTTCCAGATTCCGAAGCAAACGGATGATGGGTTATTTTATACAGATTTCGACAGTGTAACCTGGCCATTATTAGGGGTTTGGAATTTAGATATACAAACAGCTTCGTTTGATTACTATATAAGTAGGCTTAGTGATATAGCAGACTCATTTGATTCTTTTAAAACTAATTTAGTATCTAGATTTTTAACAACACAATCGTTTAAAGATTTTGATACCTCAGATCAAAGAGTTCAAAAGTTATTAACCATATATGGTAGAAGCTTTGATGAGGTAAAAAAGTTTATTGATGCGTTAGCTCACATTACCTCAGTTAATTATGTTGTTAAAAATGATATTCCTTCTCAATTACTAAAGAATTTAGCACAAACTTTGGGATGGAATATCAATATATCACCAATAACAAATGATGATTTTTTAAATTCTATTTTTAACACATCATCTAAAATTGAATACCCAGGATTTTCCAGGGCGAATACACCAACAGAGTTAAATTATCAGTTTTATCGGAACTTGATAATGAATTCTGCTTATTTGTTTAAATCTAAGGGAACAAGACGTTCAATTGAATTTATGCTTAGGCTTGTTGGGGCACCAGAGGCTCTAGTTGAATTTAATGAACATATTTACATTGCCGGAGAAAGAATAAATATGTCATCTTTCGGTCAGCAGTTTTCGCAAATAAGTGGATCTACTTATATACAACAGATACCAATATATGATAGTGGGTCAACTTTTAGCATTTTAGGTGTTAAATATAGTGCGTTTACAACTACTAATGTTGTTAACAATGTCATTGTTTTCCGTGAAAATTATCCGGTAGATGATGAAGGCTTCCCTAAAGCTCCAACAGAATCTAATAACTATTTTTTCCAGCAAGGTGCTGGTTGGTATGAACTAACAAAGGACCATCAAAGTCCTTTGATTATCAATACATCCGATAGTACTTTCACAGGTAATTCATTTAATTTAAAAGCTGAATTTCAACCATTTACTTACGGACAAAAATACTTAGAGAGGTTTAGGAATTTTCCTTATATGACATTAGGTTACAATATAAGTAAAATAACAGATAACAAGAAAAGTTGGGTTAATACTGATACGGATGTTAGACTTGGAACGAAAGGTAGTAATTATGATGCCTATTACCGAATTTCTAATGAAAAATTGGTATTGAATGTTAAGAATACGGACATTTTCTTAAAGCCATCACAAGGCCTTGAGTACGATGTGTGGTATATGTCTAACAATTTTAATTACCCTATACCATCTACCGGGTTAACATCACCATATCCTGAACCTGGAGGTATTGATTGGACGGTAATAAACCCTATGCCTAGCAAAAAATCATTTTTTGAATTTGCTCAGTCATTTTGGTTTAACATGATCAATGTTAGAAACCGTCAATTCATTAATGACGGTAAAACTGGTGGCTATCCTACATTACAGTCATTATGGTGGAAGTATATTGAATCAGACGTTAAAGTTAATATACCTAATGATAACTATACATATCAAACTATGATTGATTACATCAATGGTTTAGGTACGTATTGGATTAGGCTTGTTGAACAAATGGTTCCTGCTACAACAATTTGGATGGGGGGGGCAAAATTTGATAACTCAATATTTCATAGACAAAAATTTGTTTATAGATTACAGAGGGGTTGCAGAATATTGCCATTACCTTGTGATCCAGATGTTATTAACACATTTTTATTCCCTTCGACATGTGTAAATGAAAATATAGAACCATATATATTTCCTTGGGATAATGAAAATAACGCAGTATCTTCATTTAAGGATGTGTTATATACGGTTGTTACTAATTATCTGGATGAGCAATCAATTAACTTAAGTGGGTGTGTTGAGAATACGATAATATCGACTTGGTTTATGGACATTAGATATGACAATGTTCCAATTTTACAAAAAGAAATATATACGGGTTACGGTTTTAATGATGTGCCATCTAATAACCTATGGCTAACAACTCTACAAACTTATTTACCGGATATATTGACTAGTTATGGGTTAGGAGTAATATTTAATATTGACATAGATAAACCAACAATATTTATTTACAATTTAGGTTGTGATCCTAACTTTTTAAATAAAGAATTTGAATTGAATGTAGGTATTCAATTCTCAATAAGATGTGATTAATGGCAGCATATAATGTATCTATAACGGGTGATTGTAGTAATATGAGTTCTGGGGCAATAACTCTTGCTCCTCTATTTGGCGTACCACCATATACAATTGATTGGCAGAACCCATCGTTAAGTGCGGATACATCTGTAACACAATCAACTAGAACAGGTCTGTCCGCTGGAACATACAGTATTTTAGTAACAGATTCAACGACACCAGATAATCAATATTTAAATGTTCTTATACATGTATCTTCAGGTGTTTGTGCTTCAATAGTTTCAAATGTTGAGGCAACATGTGGTAATGATAATGGCACATTAACTGTGTCGGCGACTACACCATATAATCCGGTTTCTTGTTATCTTTATGAATACGATGGAACATCATCTGGAACTTATATTACGTCTGCGACAACCTCGAATACATATACATTTAATGGGTTAGCCTCTGGGTTATATTATGTAGAAATTATTGATGGAGGAGGGTGTAGTGGTTCTACAGGCACTTGCGTAATAGAAACAACACCTGTGTTTGATTTCGGAATATACTCAGTAGGTAATGCTGGTTGCACTAATGAACTAACAGGTGCTTTAATTGTAACAGGGTTAACGGCAACTGGCCCAGTTACATACTTATGGAGCAATGGTGAAATAACACCGTCAATAACAGGATTAACAGCCGGTGTTTATAGTGTAACGATTACAGATTTAAATGGCTGTTCGATAACAAAAAGCGGTACTGTTGTAACTGAAGATCCTTTGGGCTTGGTTGGTATAACAACTATTTCACCTACATGTTTTAATTCGGATGGAATCATTACTGTTAATATATCAGGAGGCACAGCACCATATTATTATCAGTTATCTAATGGATATAGTGAAATAACATACTTAACAACAAAAACTTTTGATAATTTAAGTTCGGGAGTGTACACAATTACTGTGCAAGACGCAGCATTTTGCAGTGATAGTCAAACAGTTCAGTTACTAACACCTAATGCGTTTAATTCTGTTTCTGTTGTAAAGTCAAACTCTATTTGTGGTTTAAATAATGGTTCGATAACCATTAGTGCGGATGGGGGTAATGTGCCTTATACCTTTTTATTAATTGGTCCTAATTTTAGTACACAAACTTTTGTTGGTTATCCCTCACATACTTTTTCTGGCCTAGAGTCTGGGACATATACTGTTAGTATTTCAAATCCAGGAGGTTGCGAATATGTAGAAATAGTTGAAATAGATAATCAGCCATTATTTAATTATAATGTTTCTGTTACAGGAATATCTTGTAATAGTAAATTTGGTGTGGTTAAAATTGATGTTGATACGCCTGGGCTATATACGTATCAGCTTGGCCCCCAAGTTATCTCAAATACGAGTCAACAGAGTGTTACTTTTACTAACTTATTGGCCGGAATATATACTTTATTTATAGAAAATGCCGATCCTAATCAGCCAAAATGTGCGGTATCTCAGCAGGTTTCAATAATAAAAACACCTAATTTACAGTATTCTTTAGTACCCACAGAATGTGGCTTAGGTGGTGATGGTACAATTACAGCTCTAATCACAACAGGAACTCCCCCATTTACATTTGAATGGTCTCCTAATGTTAATGGTCAGACTGGAATATATGTTACCAATTTAACGGCAGGAACATATAGTGTTAAAATAACAGATGCTAATTCATGTTCTGTCACAAAAACAACTTTAATCAAATGTTCTGATTATATTACATCATCATATTCGTTATATAATGTATCTCAGGCTACATTTGAGACGAATGATAATACCATTCTTAGTTTAGAGAAGATGCTAGGGGATGGCTATTTGCAATTAACTAGTGGTGAAACAGGTTGTTATCTTTCAAAAGCAGACTTTTTTGTTTTAGTAACAGTTGGTGGTACTGGATATACTGGCAGTAGTTTTTACACAAGTACATCATTATCTAATTATCCTACAAATCAACAATATATAAATGCTTTAGAGACACTAGTTGAAACAATACCTGGAATAGGTTCGATATCCATTAATGGTAATAATCTACAAATTTCTAGTGATTGTCAAAAAGAACTTACGGATAAAAATATAAAAATAGATGTATTAATACAATATGAAGTTTGTTGCCAACAACCGTTACCAACACCTACCGAGACTCCAACGCCTACGGTTAGTCCTACGCCTACGACGAGCCCAACACCAACACAGACTCCGTTGTTTACGCCAACGCCGACTGTTAGCCCAACACCGACAGTTACTCCGACTCAGACGTTAGTTCCTACACCGACAACAAGTCCTACGGCAACACCAATACCAACTCCGACGCCTACACCTGGACCAGGTGGTTTTGCATATCTATTCATTGAACCATATAGTGCGAGAACAAATATTAATACTTGGATGAGTTCACAAGGTAGTGCTTGGAGGGGATATAATATTAATTCTCCGTCAACAGTTCAAGCTACATTTGAAAATGAAATTAGAGCTTACATAGACTATCCTAATTGGGGGTTAAGTGGAACTCCAGATGTTATAACTGCGGAGATTGATACAGTTTCCGGTGGTTTTGATGCGTACAATAACCCTATTGAGGCATATATCTTCCAAACAACAAGAGTTGCTAGCACAGAATTACCTACATCAGAATTTGCTTGGTACACATGGTTAGTTGAAACAGGGTTAACTAACGGCCAGAAATATTCTACCATAGGTGTCAATACTGCGGGTAATAGTTCTAGTTTGAGTTACAAAACATTAGAACCGACATATTATGAATTAACAGTACAATACAGTGGTGGTACTAATTTACCTGCTGGCACATATAGGGTGTATTCTACATATATAAACACAGAATTTAAGTTACAGAATTTAGGTAGCGATATTTACTTTAGGGGTGGAACATTAGTACCATAATTTATTTATAAACTAAGAAATAGTGGCAGCATCAATAACAATAACTAATATTACAGGATCATCACCATACGATATATATGTTTGTAATTCGTATGGTGGTGGTTGTGTGCTTGTTGGATCTGGAACAACAACAGTCCCAGTCACTATAACATTACCGTCTGTTTTTGATTTTGCTCCGCTAGTTACGATTAAGATTGTAGATTCTAATGATTGCGTAACATCACATCTATATAACTGTACGATACCTCCGACACCTACTCAGACACCAACACCTACAGTAAGTCCGACACCTACATCAACACCAACACCTACACCAACACCAACACCGTTAAACGGGGGGTATGCTTATTTATTAATTGAGCCTTATTCAGCAAGAACAACATTTAACTCTTGGATGACATCACAAGGTAGCAATTGGAGAGGATTTAACATAAATTCACCTTCTATTATTCAAAATACTTTCGAATCTGAATTTATTACTTATTTAGATTACCCTGGATGGGGGTCTGCGTCACCCGCAATTAGAAAAGAGTTTATATCGTATAGCTCAGGAGGTTTTGACTCTTTTGGTAATCCTATTGAAGCCTATATATTCCAAACACATGAGGTTCCAAATACAGTGTTAAATGAGAACGAGTTTGCTTGGTATACTTGGCTAGTTGAAACAGGGTTAACTAATGGACAAAAATACTCAACAATTGGCGTTAGTACAAATGGTAGCAGCTCATCATTGTCAGAAAAATACTTAGAATCTACTTATTACGAGTTAACAGTGCAATATGGGGGGTCTCCAACAATACCAGCAGGTACGTATAGAGTATACACGACATATATAAATTCCGAGTTCAAAATTAAAAATTTAAGTAATAATATATATTTCAGAGGTGGTAATTTGACTCAATAAGATATTTACTAATATATGAGCTTTAATTATAAAAATCCGACTTCTGCAAGTATATTTTTTGGCCCGGTATCTGTAACCAGAGACAATGACACAGGGTCTAATTTCAGTGTTAACTCAATAGGTGGTTACATTGAAGTATATACTCTGTCAGATTTAAACTGGATAATACCATCAGGTGTTACAACATCTGGTGGATTGGTACTCTATTCAGGGAATTCAATACCAATATCATTCAGTTATAATACGCCATTAACCATTCCCGATGAACTATATTTAAACAATGACGGCATATCCTCAGGACGTAGAAGACTAGGTATGCTGGCATACGTATATGAAACTGATACAGTTTATCAGTTTCATATTTCTGATTATACCACACTTTGGGATGCAGCTTTAAGTGGGGGGTCTATAACAGAATTAAGATCGGGTTATATAGTAAAAAATGATACAACCGAAGGCACAGCTCTTTTAGACGCCTGGACAGGATCTTCTATTGAAGGTGTTAGTGGGGTTACAAGAGAAAACGCTAGATGGAGAATATTCCCGGTGGATTGCTGCCTAACAGGGGGGACATATTTCTCAGCAACAAGCGAATTACAATTATATAATAGTGATGGGTCAATAATCTCTGTTACAGGGATTACTGCGTCAGGTGGTGGTACGTCTGGTTCAAGTGGAACATCGGGCACTTCAGGTACTTCTGGCTCAAGCGGAACATCTGGTTCATCAGGAATAGATGGCACTTCAGGTACTTCAGGTTCAAGTGGAACATCAGGTACATCAGGAACAGATGGCACTTCAGGTACTTCAGGTTCAAGTGGAACATCAGGAACAGATGGCACTTCAGGTACTTCTGGCTCAAGTGGAACATCGGGCACATCTGGAACGGATGGCACTTCAGGTACTTCAGGTTCAAGCGGAACATCTGGCACATCAGGAACAGATGGCACTTCAGGTACTTCAGGTTCAAGCGGAACATCAGGTACATCAGGAACAGATGGCACTTCAGGTACTTCAGGTTCAAGCGGAACATCTGGTACTTCAGGTTCAAGTGGAACATCAGGTACATCAGGAACAGATGGCACTTCAGGTACTTCAGGTTCAAGTGGAACATCAGGTACATCAGGAACAGATGGCACTTCAGGTACTTCAGGTTCAAGTGGAACATCGGGCACATCTGGAACGGATGGCACTTCAGGTACTTCTGGCTCAAGCGGAACATCTGGTTCATCAGGAATAGATGGCACTTCAGGTACTTCAGGTTCAAGTGGAACATCAGGCACATCTGGAACGGATGGCACTTCAGGTACTTCTGGCTCAAGCGGAACATCTGGTACATCAGGAACGGATGGCACTTCAGGTACTTCAGGTTCAAGTGGAACATCAGGCACATCTGGAACGGATGGCACTTCAGGTACTTCTGGCTCAAGTGGAACATCGGGCACATCAGGAACGGATGGCACTTCAGGTACTTCAGGTTCAAGTGGAACATCGGGTACATCTGGAACGGATGGCACTTCAGGTACTTCAGGTTCAAGTGGAACATCTGGCACATCAGGCTCTTCTGGCTCAAGCGGAACATCGGGCACATCTGGAACGGATGGCACTTCAGGTACTTCTGGCTCAAGCGGAACATCTGGTTCATCAGGAACAGATGGCACTTCAGGTACTTCAGGTTCAAGTGGAACATCAGGCACATCTGGAACGGATGGCACTTCAGGTACTTCTGGCTCAAGCGGAACATCTGGTACATCTGGAACGGATGGCACTTCAGGTACTTCAGGTTCAAGTGGAACATCAGGCACATCTGGAACGGATGGCACTTCAGGTACTTC